ATTGTTGCCGCTGTCATTTCGTGGTCTGTGAACAAGTCAATCCTGTGGTGTATCCTTCACGCCATGTTTGGTTGGTTCTACGTCATTTACTACGCTCTGGGATATGGCCGATGAGCACTATTCCACCTATTGACCTGTCACTTGGGGAACTCGTCGTATCTTTGATGTGAAGGCTTGACATTTATAAAAATACTGTCACTCTAAGACCATGAAATCTGTCAACGCTTCGTTCACCCTCGAGAAGTCCTACCGCTGTTACTTTCTGTGGCTGTTCCTCGTCGCTTATTCCAAGCTGAACATGGGCACGGGCAAGAACAAGCAGTCGTTCACGGTCATTCGTATCATCCATTGGGAAATGTGGTTCTCCAACGTCTCCACCTTCAATCAGCGTCCTTCTCCCATGCCCGTCCATGAGACGGCCACCGCTTAACATGTCACGCCGTTTTGGATTCTCCGCTACCGTTATCGACAAAAATCGTCGAGAGGGTTGGTTCAGCACTAAGTTCACTGTCGTCATGCGATTTGAAGATGAAGGTCTTTCTCCGCGTGTCAAGGAAATGCCTGTGACCGCAGAACAGTATTACGACATGACGATGGGCGGAAAATACACCGTCTATCTCTACGAACATCGTGACGGCAATCTTTACACTTACCCTGAAACTCTATGAAAACTCTCAATCATTATCACTGGACATGTGGTGGCACCGGCGTCACCAACTTCGACAAGAAAGACCTGAATCAGTATCTCGTCCACGCTCTCGCCATCTACACTCTAATTCACCTTTAAAATATGAAATCCGCCTCACCCTCCAAAGTCAAGGCCACTGGCCTCACTCCCAAAAACGCTCCGGTCATTCGCATTACGCTTGACCTCACCAAGAAAGACGCCGAAGCTCTACGTGGTCTTTGTCAATGTGTCGGCGGCAGCCCTGGCGCTTCACCCCGTCACATTTTCAACCAACTCGACGACGCGATATACGCGGCTGGAATCCAGAGCGCTGACCGCGCCCTGACCCGCAACTCATTCCTCTATTTTGAGGATTACACCAAGTTCTAACATGAAGAAGTATATTCTGCTGTTTTTGGCACTGTTGACCACTTCGTTTGGTGCAGTCCACGTTACACCACATCACATCACACCCCGATTCGTGTAATTCCCCACATTCACGTTCCGGTTCGTATCACTCCTCGCCCGGCTCCAAGCCGTCCTTTCACCCCGAAGGTTTATACTCCGGTCACTCCTCCCAAGGTTTACAATACTCCAAGTAAGCCCAAGCCGAAGCCTTCCGTCACCAATATTTACAACAGCGCTCCTCGTCAGCCAACCGTCATTTATCGTGATTCGTCTCCGTCGCTGTTGCATTGGTGGATGTTTTGGCAAGTGACTCGTCCTTCCCAACCGACCCCACGGTTATAAATAATCAACTTCCTGCAACCGGCGCCGCTCCTCAAACGGTGGAACCATCCAACAATGTCGTCAAGACTTATACTACAGACGCCAATGGCGTTGTTGACCATTCCGCTGACGCTCACGACTCCTCTGTTTGGATTGTCACTTGCTGGGTCGTTGGTGGGATTGTGCTTCTTGTTGTCACCATTGCCGTTGTCCTTTACTTCAAACGATAAATGACCAAAGCACTACACGTTCCTGAGGAGCATTTGGCGGAGGTCGTTGAGATTATAAGAAAGGGCCTCAAAGCCAAGAAGAAAGTGAGCCGTAAGGTCAAGAAGCACTTGACTCATTGGTGTCAAGATATGGAGTTCTATATCAAGGACTTACAGAGCGAAGAGTAAGGCTTGACTTTTATAATATATCCTCCATTGTAGGGTCATGGCTAAACGAACCATTTACGTTCTCCGTGATTCTATCAACGATTTCTCAACAATCCCTTGGGTTACTATGACCATCCTAAGAACAATCCCGCAGATGACAAGCATCCTTTGTGGTTCACTTGGGTAATGATTGGCACACGATACTCTTGACATTTATAATTAAGTTGTCACCGCCAAGTCGGAAGGACTGCCGGAAGACAGTGGTAATATCATCACGGAGACTAATTTTATGAACGCAACTTCCCCCGCTTGGTTTGGTTCCGACACTCGCAAACTCCACTGTGATGACATTGCGGCTGTCGCGTCGTGGAAACGCTTCTTCATCTGTCTCAAGTCCTATCGGGCTTGGAGCCTCGCCACTGTCCTCGACAAGGCGGCTCTTCATTTCCTCAAGGTAGAGGATGATTTTGAATCGTTCGACCGCACCCTTCGCTTGGCCGACACTCAATGGGCCAAGGTTTATAATATCCCCAACCGTTCACGGTTGCTGACGCGTGACGAAGATTTCGACTCTCAGCGTGGCTCAACCTATTAAAACATGAAACTATTCAGCCATCCTTTACTGACCGTCTCCGCCTTTATCACCCGAGGCACGGTTATCGCTCTACGAGACTTCGAAGGCAAAGTCTATTACACCGTTATGCACAAGACGCCTTTCGGCGATAATGTCGCTACCGTCTATTGGCTGACTTGCACCGGCCATGTTATCTGTCACGATGACGGCACCACCGGCGGAAACTCCATTTACATCAAGAAGTGGGCGAAGCTTTAAAATAACATGAGCGACATTTGCTTCAGTCAACTTCCCCGCGCCCTCAAAGAACATCTCCTTTGGGAAATGGAGCTGGAGTATGATTCTTATGAATCCTCCAAGGCCGAATGCATTCACGGTATCCTCAATGAGTCTTATGACCTTGACCGTAACGAGAACAACATAAAGAACTTTATGCTCGGTCTGTCCAAGGATACACTCGAACGCTACACGTGCAACGTCCTCGCCGACCTCCGTAACGATGTTGACCAAACCATGTCCTTCCTCACAAAGTCTGTTTATGGACGCTAATAATGAGTTGACATTTATAATTAGTCAATCCATTCTTTCAATATGAATCTCCTCCCCAAGCAGAATTCCAAGAGCTTACCGAGTCGTAAGAACGTCATCGCGTATCTGAAGAATCACTGCATCGGCTTCAATGAGTCGAAGGTGTTCATCGCAGAGAAACATAATAAGCAGTTCCAACTCGTCGTCTTCGTTGACGGTAAGATGCATGTGGAGACTTTCTATAATGGGGTATGGGCTCTTGACCTTCTTATCCCGCGTATCGAAGGCTATTTACAAAATGGTCAATGGGACAATGACCTTTATTATCAGCCCTATACGCCCAAGCCTGGCGATGTGAACACCATGTATTGTTTCGGCCCCGTCCTTCGCTCTCCCTTACATCTGAACTTCTATCGTCTCATTGAGAAGTTCCGCGACCAATACCCCACAGTTGACCTCGGCTTCCGCGACGTTCCTCCCACTCCTTCGGCAATCTACTTTACATAACATGGACAAGACATTAAAGAATCTCCTCAAGGAGCACAAGGCTCTCACCCATCGCTTCGTCACGCTGAAGGCCACCGTTCGTATTGAACTGAACTGGCGCTCCGACCATTCGTATGACATTGACCGCGCTACACCTTCATGGTCATACGATGAACAAAAGAAGATGCTGAAGAAGTATTCCAACGAGGTCAAGCGCTTCTGCAAGAAGGCTGATGCTTATGGTCGCAAGCACTTCGGTTACAAGGAGTGGTTCTGGGAGACTTATGTATGGTGAGCGAAGAACTATTATACAAAGGGATTGGTTGGTCAATCACAATCTCCTATTCCATTGCCGCAGCTTGTCTGTGTGTGTTGGCATGGTATGATGGCCGAAGGGCTGCTGGACTGTGGCCGTATAAGCGGTGAACGCCACCCCCTGCCGTGGGGTGTGGGACCGTCATTTAAACGGGCATCTGGACCCCTCGTTAGGGGGCAGTTTAGGCCGGGTTTAGGTGGCATCTTCTGAGTGGGGGACCCCAGGCCCTATGGGGGTCGTGGACACCTGTTTTAGTGTTTGCCCTGGAATTTTTATCCAGTTTTTTATATATACGAAAGCACATCGGCTTTCCCTTATATCCCAAAAATTCACTTTTGCCTGTCCAGATTTTCGACTCTTCGACCTTCAAATCTAAAAAATAAAAAAGCCCGGATTTTCATCCGAGCTTTTGTGTATATAACATTGACTTTTTAGTGTATTTGGATATGCTCAGAACCATGAATAATACAATTTTTCCTCAAAATGGTTGGATATTTGATTCAAAAAATAGAGTTCTCTTGAATGTGGAAACTCAAGAAACACGACCATATACCCATATACATTTTTCAGATAAAACGTTGTTTAGGGGATTGGCCAAGCACATCAATTTTATGGACATGATACGAGAGGCTTTTGGGGGAAAAGGTTATTATTCTGCAAATCATGTAAAAACAGAAATAGGAAACTTGGTGGGTCGTGCGAAGATTCTTGTAAAATATCCGGAAAAACTAAACCCTATGGTTGGTGTTTTAGATGAAAACATGATGCAGAAATATAAAGACTTTGTTTCATTTGCAGAAAACACAGAAGAAATTTCCAAAGAGCTCTCCACCGAAGTTAAGAATGTCAGAAAATTTGAAAATCTAACCTTAAAACTTTTTCTAGAAGAAATGAAAGTTCCTTCTCTAAAATATTACTCTATGGAAAGAGATAGAAAAAGCACAGCAAAATGGTCAAGGGACGAATTTTCGGAGAAGGAAAGAGTGGCAAGAGAGTCAGTCGTAAAGAAAATATACGAAATGAAAATAGAAGTTCCGGATGGAATTCCGAACGACTGGGAAAAACGAATACCTCTTAAATTATATTAGAGATGAAACCGCTCTAATTGACTTAGAAAATTCTATAGAATGTTCCCCATAAACAGCAAAATGTATATTCTCTTCGGTTGTGCATATAGAATCAAGTAGATTTTCTCGTTCTCTCTGCTCATTTCTCTTTTGAAGACTGTCTTTCCCAATAGAAATCATATGTCGATTCCAACGGTTTTTTACAAATGTCTTTTTAATGGGCATAACTCTATTATCTTCGATAAGAAAGGGGCCTAGCGGCTGGTATGGGTGCTGGCCCAAATCGTCTTATCATACATCTTAGTTCATAATCAGTCTTTCCAGCAATCAGAGAAATTGAATATCCAGCATTGGTCAATCTCTCAATTGCCTTCTTTCGATTCATTTTGAATCTGAGCCTCTTTAATTTAGGTCTGAATATTCGCATATATCTTATAGTTCAGGATTGACCTTGGGAATTCCTTCATCCCAACTCAGTCCTTCCGTATGAAGTTCCCAGTGAGTGGCAGATTCCCAATTCACATCCTCAGACCTACGGTAAAACCTCCAATGACGCATAACTGTCTTGGTTTCACGATGATGAATCCAGCATGGAAATGTAGGTAAGGGTGTCATTCTATAGTTTCTTCCCACAATCCATGTGCCCTGATAAATGCTTCTGACCATTGAGCAGGAGTGCTGGTAGCGGTTGCCATTGTATCAAGACTGGATACAACTCCATAAGGAGCGTGTATTGCATCCAAATAAGTCAATACCTTGATTCTCTTTTCTTCATTCAGTTTTCTCACCTGAGGAACAATGGCGTTTAAATCATTTAGATAGTCCGGCAACATATCCATTTCTGGATTTGGGCTTTCGTTGTGAGTGCAAAAGTGTAGCCAGAGTTTCCTCATAAAAGAAAGTTCATCGTAGGTTTTACGCCCACAAATCTTTGCAATGAGGATTCTCTGGATATCTTCGTTCATCACTTGATAGCTTCAATCTTCACTTGGCCCCCGGCCGCAACAACCTTAGCGGCCAACTCGGCGGCTTCTGGAATGGACAATCCATCCTTGATGGTTTTTGGCGGAGAGTCCACGAAAGTCTTGGAATCACCCAAGCTTAGACCCGTGATTTCACGGACGAGCTTGATGACGCCGATGCGTTGTTCCTTGACGGAACCGGTGAGGATGACCGCGGCGTTCATTGGGTCTTCACTCGGCGCTTGTTCAACCACTTTTGGTGCCACGACCACTTCGGCGACCGGGTCAACCCAAGCAACCACTGAATCTGTGCCAGCTCCATCCCAACTGGTTCCATTCCATGATACACCAGAGGCAATTCCTTTATGAGAATAAGCGGTTCCGGCAATCTTGACAATAACTTGATAAGGGCCAGCCACGGAAGGCAGGCGTGTGGTGCAATTTACAACGTTCATAGTAAAACAATTAGATAGTATAACGGGTCGCTTGTCAACACCTGTTTTCTTATTATATACCGGAACCAAAGCGATTTAAATCAATCACATCTTGAGCCTTCTGTGGCGCTTCAATGTAACTGTTGTGCATCACATACGCCACATCATTGTAAACGCCGGCAGTTGCCTCACAACGACTATTGTGCAATTCAACGGCGTGCATTTCCGCTTGTTGTTCTTCGTGGGTTGATAACATGAAATTCAAAGGATGAGGAATGGCCTTTTTATCCGCCAGAGCTTTGGCCTCTTGGTCTTTGAGATATTTCATAACTTGGTCATAAACCTCTTTGCCCGAGCGTTCTTCCAATGTCTTTGTTTTCATATCTTCAATTTAAACAATATAACTCATTTGTCAATGGATTAGACAATGTTTTGAACAAGAGTAGTTTAACTAATTTAACCGCTTTGGTTTAAAAGTTGATTTGTTAACCGTTTTGGTTAATGGACTTATTATATGTTGACGTTTTGATAAAATATATCATAGTATTCATATTATATGAATCGTAATCTTATTTGTCGAATGGTCGCTCGAGCAAAATTGAGTGGGCGCCAAGCGAATAAAAATTATAAAACAGAGGAAAAGGCGTTTGAGAAATCTATCCGAAAATGTATTTTGGAAGAGGATTCTCGCTGTGCTGTTTGTGGAAAAACCATTGCGTTTTTTATTGGTGTGTTAAAGAGTGAAGACGAACATCATGTTCCCCGCCATCCATACGGTACTTCTGCAGACCAAATCAAATGTGGCGGAGGTTATGTTGGAAATAATGTTAGGCAGACTCATTATGTTTGTAATGTTGGTCGCAAAAACAATGATAAGTTTTTTAGAAAAGAATTATTAGAATACAATTTAACCAAACAAGAAGAAATTGATATTCGTAAAAACAATCTTTTTATCCTTTCTAACAATTTTAACGTCACTGAGATTTTACCTCTTTCTATTTTAAACAATTTAACCAATAATCAAATGAAAAATACAACCAAATCCAATATCGTGATTTCTCAACTCACCTTGAGCAATCCTACATCTAAATATCTTCGCTCTGTTGCTGAAATCTTAGACAAGGCTCAGAAGCAATTTGATGAACTGACAACAAATGGTGTTCAAGAAACAAAAGCTCGTAGTTATGATAACATTTCTGCCGAAATGCATAATTTATGTAAGAAGGTGTTTTCAAAGTATTTCAAACCGGGAATTCCATTTAGCATGAAAGATGCTTGTAAAAAGACTGCTTCTGATTTGGGTGTTCAACCAGATACGGTTCAAACCAAGATTTATTCCATCATTTCTCGCTTTGGTGTTGATTCGTTTATTCAACGTGCTGAAGGAACTGGCATGTATAAATTGAAGGTTTGACCATACTTATAGCCATGAACAACAAAGTGAACATGGCTGAGTTAAAAAAAGTGGTTGATGGTATGATAACGGATTACCGCACCAAACCCACTTACAACCAAGCTGCTGCGTCTTTGGTCGCTGATGGTGTCAAGGATAAGATTGACGCCCGCAACGGTTACCAGACCGTTCTGAGCCGTCCTATCACTCCAGTCAAGTCGCCGGGCGTATTATAAGCGATAACATTTGAACGCTTAACCCTCTTTTTGGGACTTAAGCGATAACATTTGATTGGTTATCGTGGGACTTTATATATAAGAGAAAAACCTTCTCGGCGTTTCTCTATTTAATTGAAACTTCCGCGGGTTTGGTGTGTTCTTATGGTATGACTAAACTCACCAAAACCCTCATTATTATCGGAGCAGTTCTTGCTTCCATCATCGCTCTACCTATCCTTATCAAAGGTGTGGTTATTTCAATGGCCACCATTTTTGCGGCATTGATTATCGCCGGAGTATTTCTCCTTGGCGTGTTTGTAGCGCTGGCCGTAACGTCTCCGTTGTGGATTCCGTTCTTGTCTGGATGGGCTGCGGTCAAATATTGCCGCAGCGTTCTGAAAGACGAAAAGAAGGTTTAACCCTTCTTCTCTTCTTTGAAAGGGTCAAGCGGAATAATCTTCTTGACCACCTTCGCATCAGCCTGACGCTTTCTCGTGTTGGCGTCAGACTTGATACGACAGCTCGCTTCCCACTCCGTTGAAAAGCGGCCAACCTTTTGAAACTTGTTTTCTGGCTTAAAATACAGCCAGAAAGGCCAATACTTGTATTTGTATTGTGGAAAAAACAGAGGGCCTTTCTGAACGATGTGATATTTCACTTAGTAAATTCTCCAGAGGTCGAGATAATCTTGACTGCCGATTTTTGCTGTAATGAAAACCGAAGCGATAACTGAAACAATGCCGGTGAACAGCATTGGAATGATAGCCCATTCACCCAAATTTAAAATATGGGAGAGGAAACAAATGAGCCAGAGGACATAAAGGGAAGCCCAAGAAGAGCATAAAGTCCAGCTTTTTTCAATCTTTCTTTTTTAGTCATTGTCAAAGACTGACATAATATGTCCGATTTGTCAAGATTTTGAGGTATAAAAATGATAGTGTTTTATTGTCTCTAATGTAAGGATTTACAATATTTATAGAGATAACATGAAAGATATGCTTCTCAAGAATCTCCTAACCGAAGACCCAAATAGGATTCATCTCGGGCCAGGGCAAGTAACTACCTTAAAGGCAAAGGGATTCAACACAAGGGACATGCAAGTGGCCTATTTTGATATGCCAGGAGCGATTACATTTATCCTTGATACAGATGCCAAAGAAATTCTCTATGCTGATTCAGATGATTTCGCTATGACTCATCCTGACATGGGTGAGCAAATTGTCCATTATTGGAGAAGACCTAAGAAGTTTGATTTGTATAATGCGATGGACGGAAAGGGTGCCAGCTTTGAACCATCTGCTGATGTGGATGTTGGGCCAGGTTCAACCGAAGGAAAGATTTATACGTTGAACATCAAACGAGCAAACGATTTGGCTAATTACCTTCAAACAATGGATGAAATGATTCCTTTGGATGGTGCCATTTCAAAAACCGACCCAAGATTTATAATGGGAAGATTTTGGGTAGAAGAGAGAGTGGTTAGTTTTTGGGCAAATAGGAAAAGAACATATCCTTACTTGACTACCATTTTTAAACTCGTAGATGTTTATGGATTGAAACCAAATGAAATTGTTTATGAGTTTCTTGATAAAGTTCACTTATACACTTATGACGAATTGAGTGGAGAACACGGAGAAACAAGAAGCGATGCTGAACAAAAGGAGTTGATGGCACAACAACACATCAATCCTCTCGCCAAAAAGCAGCTGGCGGCTCTCCAAGGCGTCCAGCAGAAGAAAAGTCCTGGTTTTGATTTTCAAGCACAGAAGGACGCGTCAATGCCGGCTCTACAGGAATTGGTAAAAAATTACATCCCAGATTCTTTATAAAAAGTCGAATCTTCACTTTTTGTTTGACTGTTGTATAAAAACGGTTCAAATTCATGAGAATGAAATTGACATACAAAGGCGAATCCAAGGTTCCTGACAAGGTTAAGCTCAAATTGCTTCTCTTAACGGTGACGCTTGATGGTAAGGGTATGAGTATGGGAGCGTTAATATTTTTGATGCTCTTTGTTGGTTTGTTCAATGCAGTCACTTGGCCCTTCGTTTTTATTTGGATTGGGCAACATCTTGGTCTTCCTTGGGGTTATGACTTCAAAACATGGATTGGATTGGCAGTATCTATGTTGGTCATACACAACTTCTTAGACAAAGAGTAAAAAATTCTTGACATTTTATAAACTGTTGGTATATTAAAACTTACAATGGCGAAAATTAAACCAAAAAACAAGACCATACTTATCAAAGAATTGGTCAAGAAAACGATGGCTTCTCGAAAGAAAAAGCCAGTTGTTAAAGAAAAGGTTGAAACTGAACAGTTGGTTGGAATTCCCGGCTTAGTTCAACCAACGGAACACGACCTTCAAGATGAACTTGTTCGTATGGACAGTTTCGCTTACCGAAACTACAATGAATAATCCATCTATTCAGGGTAAGTATGCCGACCTAATCAAAGATTATTTGTTAGGTTTGAATGAAAAACAGCTTTTTGCTGTTCTACAAATTGTAAAGAATACAGTTGATACAAATGAGTTTGATGCTGCTGGCGGTATCTCCGATGATGAATTGAAGCGTAAGCTCATCGCCGAATATGAAAAGGCCAAACCCATTCCTCCATCCGTTCGCTTAGCGCCGGAAATTGAAAAAATCAAAGGAAAAATGGGAGAGCATTTGACCACACTTTCCAACGTTAGAAAATTTTTGGCTGAAAAGCAGCAGACTGTTTCTAGCGAAAGTGCTTGTGGAAATGAATATCATATCCAATATGGAGACAGATACCACACGGTTACAATTATTGTTAGCGGAGAGTTTGTGGGAGCTCAGTGGTTTGATGAAAAAGCTGGGCTGACACACAAGACTGATGTTAAGAATTTTAATGAATTCGTTTCGTGGTTTGACGAATTCAATTAATAACAAATAAACCAAGCACTCAATATACACATAATGAGTAATCCAAATGAAAATGCTGTGGAGAAAACCTTCGCAGTATTTAGGAATGACTTCCGAGTTTCAAATTCGGAGTATTCTACAGAGGCAGAGGCTCGTCCAGAGTATGACTACTGGAAGAAGCTTCTCACCAGTTGGCCAGATGGTTCTCGACTTCACATTCGGGAAATGAAATGGCGCCGCAGGGAAGTCCAAACGGAGGAAGTAAACAATGAGTAATACACTCGGTCTAAGACAGAAGCTTGCTATTGCTACTTCTGAAACGGAGGTCACTGACCTTCTTAACACTGGTCTAACTTTCGAGTTTGCCAGTCAGTCCACCCGCAATGGATGGAAGAATACCGCTCGTAGGCGTTTGAATACGCTTAAGGGCACTAAAGTTGCTGCTCCGGTAGCTCCTCAAGAAGAGGAAGAAGTTGTGACCGCGAAGAAAAAGCGTGGAAACAAGAAAAAATTGAACTGATAAAGTTCGAACTAAATGGGAGACTGTAACTGGTCTCCCATTTTTTGTGCCTATTTATATTCGTGATTATCTGTGAATCCGAATTTATAATGAGGTCTAAGAGTGGTTTGATAACCATTTGTCCAATGTGCTATGACATTAAGAAAGTCATAAACATGACCAGTTATGAGCAGTTTGGGGTTGTAGGAACTCTCAAAGAATACTGCACGCCGTGTTTTGAAGCGTTGAACAGTTGTTCAACCTGTCCGAAGAAGGTCAAACACTAAAGGAACCACTTTGGTTCTTTTCCTGATATGGGAACCACTTTGGTTCCGGCAACGGACATTTGGAATGTGGCATGTATAATTTTCCAGCAGAACATCCACATACTTGACATTTTCCAATTCCAGCAAAGGCTGATTTGTCCCAGTGAGGACACTGGAGACAAATCGATAATCTACTTTCCAATACTTCAGCAGGAACTTTTGCAAAGTCTTCTTTGGCCCAATTTATTACGGCAGTTGCTAAACTTGAAGCTTGATTAAGTATAGATGGGGATTTGTTTTGTTCCATTATTATACGTATAATCACAAAAATTAATTATCAACAGATTAAAGAGATAATTTTCGATATTTATAGACAGAATGAAGAAGTCTAGTAGCTCCAAGAAGAGGAAGACGGACGCAAAGAAAATTCCATCCGTATTCGTTCTACCATCGGCAAATATCGAGATGGAGACGTTCATCGACAAAAATAGAAATGAATTGATGCATAGAGTTGTAGAACTTATAGGATACGGAATTGAGAAAAATTACGACGCCGTTGAAGTTGTTGAATTTGATGGTAGTGGATACATCGTAATGATTCGAAAAACCGATTATGAGGAAAATTTGAATCATTTATTTGACGTTGCCATGTCTACCGAAAATTACGAATTGTGTGGAAAAATCCACGAAGTTCGTCAGCTCATAAAAATACCAAAATTTGATAAGAAACTTAAATCAATAAATCTAATCTAATATGGCAAGAAACCGAGGTAAGAATAAAAAACAGAAAAAAACGCAGTCAGATAAGTCCGGTGTAGCGAAAGTAGACAAAACACCGGTTATTCATCAAAACTCAAAATTACAAGTTCCTCTCAACATATTCAATCGAGAACTTACACCAAGACAAAAAGAGTTTGTTGAATTAGCTTTAGATAACAAAGTAAAGATGTTGGTAGTCTCCGGCCCAGCAGGAACGTCGAAGACATTCTTATCCGTTTATGCTTCTCTGCTATTGATGAATAAACAAAGAGTTAGTGACCTTGTTTATGTCAGAAGCGTTGTTGAAAGCAGTGATGTTAAACTTGGATTTTTACCTGGAGAAAAAAATGATAAAATGTCTCCATACAGGCAGCCTCTTGTTGATAAATTGGATGAATTTCTTTCTTCTGGAGATGTAAAGAAACTAAACGATGAAGAGAGAATTGAAGCACATCCGGTGGGGTATTTGAGAGGATTAAATTGGAATGCTATGGCAATCATTGGAGATGAAATGCAGAATTGCACAAGGAAGGAGCTCATAACACTGATGACACGCGTTGGAGAATTTAGTAAGCTGTTTTTGTTGGGTGACCCCTCTCAAGCGGACATTAACCGTTCCGGCTTCAAAGACGTTTATAATTTGTTCAATGACGAAGAAAGTAGAGAGAATGGAATATATACGTTTGAATTTACAGAGGAAGATATTGTAAGAAGTAAGCTGGTTAGGTTCATTACAAAAAAGGTGAAAAAGCTCAGTTGAACCATATTTATTGGTGTAAAATACCAATCATAGGCTCGACAAGATGAATACCAAAACTACCGGACTAAATAATATCCTACCAAGCGAAGTCGCAGCCGGCGACATGATTCCGTTTGTTGACGTTAGTGCAACAACTTCTCCAACCGGAGAAACGAAACATATCACCGCTGGAAATCTCGGCCTTTATTTAGCATCCGTAATCTCTCCGAGCTATTCTCCATATCAAACCTCAAACGGTCTTTGGTTCGATGAATCGGTGGTCGGTAACACCAACAATTTAACTTGTTATTCTCCGTTTAGGTCATTGGGAACGGGAGATTTTTCTCTTTCTGTAAGAGGAATGTTTGCTAGTTCACACTCCGTTTCAGATTCTAGCCACCGAGTTATTTTTGGTGTTGGCCCAAGTCCGGTTACTTCGGCTCAACAAGGAAATTCAGCATACATTGGTATCGTAAATTCCGACCTTGTTGGTTATATGAATGACGGAACCATTGCAAAGACAGCAACCATTCCAAATTTCTTCAACGGATATTGGGACAAGACAACGCACATCACTTTTGTTAACTCAGGTGGTTATCCTTATTTTTTCATCAATGGTTCAGCAGTTGCCTCCTCAGTAACCAATCCATCAGCGTCTCTTGGAGCAATCAGTTCAAGTTACGTTGTAATGGGACAATCTCGCGGAACAAACAATGTTGCTTGCACAATCTTCGAAGCCCAAATTTGGTCGAGAGCATTGACTCCATCGGGTTCATTGGAATTATTCTTCTCAGGTCCAAAAGCCGATTCGACATTGCTCGCTTCTTATATTCCAACCAATTTAAATCCAGAACCTTCTCAGTGGTTGGATTCTCGCGGAAGGTATCACTTGTTATTACCTGTTTCTGGAGCGTTGGCAACAAATCCTCGCAAAGAGTTCAATTTAAGATTCTTTGTTTCGTCTTCTGGCTATCTCGGTAACGGAACCGCAAGAGATGTTCTTCCAAGAAATTATGTTTTGACTTCGGCTGTCGTTTCTTCAAGTGCAAAGCCTTTACTATCGTTAGGTTCTTCTCCAACAGCTCCATCAACTGGCTCAAGTGGAACGGGGTCATTCTTCAATAATCGCGTTGCATCTGTAAGTGCTTCTTATGGAATCAACACATTGGAGTTATTGACCCTTGGAAACGCTCACGCTGACAAAACACTATTCGTAACTATGTCTGGAGACAATGTATGCTCGTTTGATTTTCAAGGTTACATAAGAGACTAATATGACAAACGGACTACCAAGCCACGGCTCACCAGAAGGTAATGTTTTCGGAACAATTGGAACAGTTATTTCCACCGATGAAGGAAAAGCATACATCAAGCAATTCAATGACACGTTGAATATCGGTTGGTCTGAAATTCCTTCTCCAGAGGTTGTCCAATTTGAGAGCTTGTCCCTAACTTCAACCGTTCAATACGGAACATCGTCCGCTGACTCATCTGACCTACGCTTCAGATTGTTGAGTGGAACGGCAATCGTCAAAGTTGATGTTGTGGTTAATACACCCGGTTACGAGTTTACCGCAGCTAGACCGCTGTGGGTTCAATTTGATTCAGCGTCAGCAATCACAACGACTTCTGGTTCTTCTCTATCATTTGTAACTTCTGAATTTGGTGGAGGTTGGCATCAAGTTAGAACAAGTTGCCAAAGCGACGAAAAAGTTTCATTGACAGTTACGATAACCAAGGTTGGTGGTTTTGGTCCTCAATTCACAAGCGCACAAGGTTACGCTAAAATTAATTCTGTCAACGATATGTTGTTGCAGGTTTATAATACAAATCAATTTTCGACCGGCAAGGCTAGATTCTACGATGCGACCAATTCCACCATGCCGAATTCAACAAATCCTCTATATTTTTATGATTTGAATGGAGATAGAGTTAACAATTACGCTACGTTCATAGGCGGCGGACAAATCAATTGTTTAGGAAGAACCGCTGGAGTCTTTACAAGTGATACGATTGGTTTCTTGGAAATTGTTGATTTCACAGATACAACCGCTTTCTCCACACCACCAACTGTCTATACATCGAAGTCAGCCACTTATACACCATTGAAATGGGCAAATGGTTTGAGCTTGTATTCGGATACGTTCACCGAAAATTATGCTACATCTTCTATAACACGATTGGTTAATAGTAATACTGATTTTGCTGCTATTGCTAATTTATCAGTTGCTGGTGGACCAACAAGTATTACTTTCAATCCAACATCCGGTTCAGTAGTGGTTCCTGCAGGAAGTTTTGTTTACGTTACATCGAGTTACAATGGAACTTCTGGAACTGCTGGAGGATTACCAAGAGTGTTGTCAGCGGTATCGAGCATCGGAGCATGTTATTATCAACAGTTCATTTACGCCGCGGCTGTTCCTACGCCTACACCAATTCCGCCTACGCCTACGCCTACACCTACTCCAATTGGTTCTACGCCTACGCCTACGCCTACTCCAACCCCTTCGGGTCCAACGGCTACACCTACGCCTACGCCTACTCCAACTCCTACTCCAACTCCGCCGCCGCCGACGGCTACACCTACTCCTACGCCAATTCCACCATTCTCTTACACAACTGGCGTATTCAATGGTTGGTTGTTTGGAAGTGCAAACTATATTGGAGGAAATCTACCACGTTATCCAAACTCCTGTTCTCCTGGATTCATATTGACCGGAACAGCTGGCTCAACAACGGTTCAAGTTGTTGTTGAAGATGCTGGACAAATTGGTGGAGTGTTCATTAATAGTATGACCATCACTTTGACTAAGAATGGTTCAATCATTAGAAATGTGTCCGGTTATGGTCCATTCACATTTAACTTAACAACATCCGAAGTAACGGATGGTTCTTCATTCAACATTCAAATGCATGTTAGTGTTGGAAGTGGAAATCCAAACACAAAAACAACTGTTACGAAGTCTGGACCTGGTGTATTCAATGATGCTTCATTGAGATACGGTGCAAGAAATTGGATTGGTGGAGGAGCTGGATTCGATGCAAACATCGTCTTGAGTGGTATGCCAAGTGGATGCACAATTCCATATGTCGCAGTTATTGATAATACAATGGGAGGATATGCTAAGAGCTGGACAAATCCATTGTCTGTAAATGTCCTTTCTTATGGGATAGACCTCGACGGAGCAGCTCCAGATGGAACAGCGTTGACAAATGTGGTTCCATCAGGAACATCAGCTACTTTCTATGCCGGAAGGTCAACGGAAGGTGAATCTGATTTAGAAATTGATGTTTCATCATATTCTCCAGCAAATCCAGCTACACCTAATTATACACTCTCAACATCTGCTTCTGGAGATGGTAGTGTATTCGGTGGAGGCTCTAAAGCAGCTGGAACGTTCCCAACAATTACAGCGGTCAATGGATTCGACTTCTTCGACAGTTGGAGCTCTTCCGGAGCAGGTGTTAATAATTCATCCGCTATTACAGATGCTGGTTCTTCGACCACAACCATCTTCATAGATGGTAATAAAACAGCTGGCGCTCAATTCTCCCCATAATTTAAATGAATCGTGGATTACCAACACATGATGAGCCAGAAAACAAAATCTTCGGTGTTCAAGGAGACTTAATCACCACAGATGGTGGCCACGCGTTCTTAAAGAACAGCGATTCAGGAACAAATGTTGGTTGGACTAGAATTCCAACAGCGGAAACACTCATATTTGAAAAAGTCTCATTTACGGCAAATAGCCAGTTTGGAGACACTGCGATAGATGCTCCAATACTAAAATTCAGAATTCCATCAGGAACTGCTGTGGCTAGGGTTGAAGTATCTTGTGAGAATAATACATTCAGTTCTGGAAAAGAACTTCTTGTCCAGTTAAATGGTGTGACCGTAATGACTCAAAATTCAGGAAGCTCTGGCTCATTTATCACCCCATCTCTGTCGGCTGGAATACATACTATCAGATGTTCTGCTAGAAGTAGTGAGAAAATAACAATGACCATCACCGTTACCAAAGTTGGTGGTTTTGGTCTTCCATTTGACTCTGCTCAGGGATTTGGAAAAATTAGTCCGTCTGATAAATTGTATTTAAAGGTTTATAATACAAACCCATATGGAAGAGGAAAAGGAAGATTTGTTGATGTAACAAATCAGATAACTCCAACTGGAAACAATCCAAATTATTATTTTAATCTACAGTCGGATTCTACAAATAATTATTCGGTATTTAAGGCTGGTGGAGAAAAGGTGTTTTCTGGATATTCGTTGGTCGCTCCGCCGCCTACGCCAACACCTACACCAACTACCACTCCAACGCCTACGCCTACACCTACACCGACCCCAGTTGGGCCAACGGCTACTCCAACACCAACTCCGACCTCGACTCCAACAGTTACGCCGACGCCGACGCCTACACCAACGCCTGGTGGGCCGACCGCTACGCCTACACCAACTCCGGTTCCTCCGACGGCGACACCAACGCCAACTCCTATACCGTCTACGCCAACTCCTACACCTACGCCTGCCCCAACAGATACTCCAACTCCTACTCCAACACCAACCGCTCCACCTTTGTCTGGTTCGATAGCTCCTGGATTAACGAATGTTGGTTGCAATTCTCACGGTTCTGTATGTAGAGCTACAACAAACCCAATCACAGTCACAGCATTTGGTGGAACGGCTCCATACACTTATCTATGGGAATTTCCATCTGACGACCCAACGAACCCAACAACGACGTTCTCAGTTGACATTATATGTGGTGATTTCGGAACATTCCCAATTTCTTGCACAATTACAGATAATCTTGGATATAACTTTGAAGCGTTTGCTTATATCAATATTCACGATACATGGCCATCACTATGTAACTAATTATGAATAACGAATACATTGGATTAGTTGAGGTTGGGGATATAGGAAGTGATTTCCAAGCGATACCAGCTGCGGTATCTCCATCAACACCTTCGCCAATTTATTGGTCATCCGGTGGACTGATAACAAACGTAGTTAATTTTGCTCAGTTTACTCCTGGTTCAGAAGCAAGAGGAATTTATAATCCGAATTTGGATTTTTCCGTTTCTCTAAATTTGAATATCGTCACGGGCCCAGCAGGAAGTTCTTTCAAAAACCCATCGACAATTGCCAATAATTCAAGAATAACCATTCCACCAGATTCTATATTCTATATAACGGCATCATATGATGGAACAGAGGGAACAGGATACTCAACACTGATAGTATCAGGCTCCGGCGGAATTGGAACTTTGAATTATACTCAGAATGTAGTTGCTGGCAGTGTTCCAACACCTACGCCTACTCCTACTCCTACGCCAATTCCTCCAACAGCCACTCCAACACCTACACCAACACCAGGTGGAGCTACTCCTACTCCTACACCAACACCTACTCCAACTCCTGCACCTACAACATACACATTGGCTGTAAATGGTGGTCAGGCGGGAATTACATCTACGTATGGAACTGGAGCATATCCTGCTGGAACATACGTTTCTGTTGGAGCTGGTGTAGCAGGTGGATACACTTTCAACGCTTGGTCTGGTGATGTGTTTTATCTACAAAATGGAACAAACACAAATCCTAATACTATTTTGATGCCAGCCACAAATATAGTAATAACGCCGACTGCAGTTTTAAACCCATCACCATCATTTGAATTCACATATGCTTCGGTGACTGGAAATACAAGAACTGGCGGAAACAACGATTTACAAGTTATAGTTCAACCAAATGCTGTATCAAATGTATCTCTATTCATCGACTTAACAGCTGCTACAACGGTTGACGGCGCTCGCCCAGCAACAATAACCTTGAGAGACATAGTTGCAAACTCTAACTTGTGGACAACTTCTGTGACAAGCGCAACAATTGTAAATCACAGCCTAACGTTGCCTATAGCAAACAATCGTTTTGCATTGATAGTAAGTTGCCCAGATTCTCTAACTCCAAATACAATCACAGCATCTATAACAAGAGTATCTGGAGGAAAATTCATATTTGGAGCTGGTCAATGTTTGATAAGCCCATCGAATGCATTGTCCATGAGTGTAGTAGGAATCCAAAATGGTTCTCAATATCACTACAACATTCGCAATGCTACGAATACTTCAAATAACTTTGATTCAAATACAATCACAGATTCTTCTGGAATAAAGAATATGACAACGGTTGATGATGGAGTCGGTTCCGCGCCTTCTATCAACAACATTGGGTATCTTGAAATACTCCCAATTTCAGTAGGATTTACACATCCATCCTACAGTGCTACATCATATCCATATCAAGTTTATAGCTTCTATGGAAAGAAAACGGGAGCAGCAGTTTCAAACGGAGCAATTGAATTGGCATTTAATTGGTCTTCGGTTGGAGCTGGAACAAGCGGCAGTGAATTGGTTTCGAGAAACGTTTCTCCACCAGCAACCAATGCAACAACTTATTTAGAAGACAGATGTTTACCATCAGATGTTTCAATCACATACACTGGCGGTATCGGAGCACCGCTCACACTTTCTACAGTTGGCACACCTTGTTAAGTTATTTTAACATATTTATATTGTAGGATTATTCGTTTTTTCGTTATATATACGGAAAGACTATGACTGACGATAAAATATTTGTTCAAATTGCATCGTATCGAGACCCAGAACTCGTTCCAACGATTAGAGATTTATTAGACAAAGCGAAATATCCTGAAAGATTTACTTTTGGAATTTGCTGGCAGAGAGATGAAACTGAATCTCTTGAAGAATTTGCGAACGACCCAAGAGTTAGAGTAGAAGAATACAGCTATACTCAAAGCCAAGGCTTGGGTTGGGCGAGAAATGTTACCAACAAATTATATCGTGGTGAAAAATACACATTGCAATTGGATAGCCACCATCGATTTGTTAAAAATTGGGATGTTATGTTGATGGAAGATTATCAACAAGCATTGTTGGTGGCCAAGAAGCCAGTGATAACCACTTACTGCACGCCGTTTGATACAAAAGAACCGGTGGAAAAAGCTGGGCAAACGCCAACACTAATGTCCCAATACGAATTTAGCTCGGACAAATTGTTAATGAGTAAACCAGCTTATATTACCGATTTTAAGACAAGAAAACACGTTATTCGTGCTAGAACAATCAGCGGTCATTTCTATTTTGTAGAAGGAAATTTTATCAATGAAGTTCCATATGACCCAGACATTTATTTTGGAGGATACACAGAAGAAACAACAATGAGCATTCGTGCTTATACAAAGGGTTATGATTTCTTCAGTCCATACCGAATGTTAATGTGGCACGAATACACCAGAAAATATCGTCCTAAACATTGGGAAGACCACGGAATTAAGAGTGAAACCAAAAAGACAAGTGGCGAAAGAGATATTTTTGCTAGACAAAAAACTCGCCAATTATTCGGACAAGATGATTATGGAATTGATTTAGGAGCTTATGGATTGGGAACAGAAAGAACTGTTCATGATTATGAGGTTTTTGGTGGATTTGATTTCAAGAAATGTTTAATTCAAGATTATACTATGTTGGTTAGAGAACCACCAAATCCTATTGATTGGGAGGAACAGTTCAAGAAAGAAAAATTAAAGATGAAAATTGACTGGGACGTTGAATTTTTTAAATCACAAGATACTGGAGATTATGAATTCATAACCTTTGGAGTGGTTGATAAATTTGAAACCAATTTATTTAGAGAAGACTTCAAGCCATCGACTCATCCAGAAATATTTAACTATGCGAGAAATTCCGTTGAGGTAGATGTTATAGCGGATACGCCTCCTTCAAAAATTGTCATGTATGGATACAGCACTAAAAATGGTTGGTCTAAACGCTACGAAAAGAAACTATGAGAATTGCATTTACCGTATTAGGAAACAGCAGACGCAGTAATTTTCTAAACGGAGACACCATTAGAACCGGCGGAGCCGGAGCGTCAGGAACAGATACAAGCACAATATTGATTGCTGAGCATTTAGCTTCTAAGGGCCACGATGTTGTTATAACCGTTGACCCACTGGAACCGCCTCTACTTGCCAAATACGAAAGTATGGGCCGAGTGTTTGTTCCTGGACAGAAAGTAAGAGGAGTGGCTTACACCAATTTTAACTTTGATGGAATTGAAAATAGAAACTTCGACATTCTTGTTAATAGTCTTTGGTTCAGTGCGTATTCTCAATTACCAATAACGGTAACTAAGGGTTTGATTTATTGGTGCCATATGCAATGGATATATGGTTCTGGAGAAATAGTAAAGTTTGTTAATGAAAAAAATCTGAAACTTGCGTTTGTAAACATTTCAGAATGGGAGAGGAAGAATAACCTCGGAGTCATGAATTCTATTTTTGAAGGTGTTGGTGGAAAAGGATTCAAAACGATGATTCCAAATCCAATACTAACTGATGAAATTGAAAATATTCTTTCTCAACAAATTCCAAAAAAGAAACATAAAGTTGTATTTCATGCTTCTTGGGCAAGAGGTGGGAATGTAGCAATCCAAACGGTAAGAGATTTGAAATGGGACAATCCAGAGTTTCATGCATTTGATTATCTCATGACAATTCATGACCACAAAGACCCATATTTTGTCATGCACATGGGAGTTGATAAACAAACTCTTTTTAAACATATAGCTGAAGCGGAATATTTCATCTACCCGCTTTACACCCCATACAACGATGTTCATAAAGATACATTTTCATGTGTTGTAGCTGAAGCGTTGGCATTGAAAACAAACGTTGTTACTTATCCAATAGCCGCTCTTCCTGAGTATTATGAGAAATATTGTCATTGGTGTGAATTTCCGGAAGGAACCGATATTAATGACATACAGAACACCCCACTAACAAAAGATGGAAGATTCAATACATCGGAGCCACTGGTTAAGAAAATTGTTGAGCTGGAAAAGGATACGGTTCTCAGAGATTCCAAATCAAATGAAGCTTCAAGGTATGTTATAGACAGTTTTAATGTTCCCAAGATTGGGGGAATGTGGGAAAATCTTCTACAGCAGTTTGAATGAAATATGATTATATTATTGTAGGAGCCGGCTTTTTTGGTTCCATCTGTGCTCACGAACTTCACAAGGCTGGCAAAAAGGTCTTGGTCTTAGAATCTCGTCCACACATAGCTGGAAACTGCTATACGGAAGAGAGGAATGGTATAAACTTGCACATGTATGGACCTCACATATTCCATACGTCCAATGAGGAAGTGTGGTCGTGGATTAACCAATATACTTCGTTTAATAACTTCATCTATACTCCCTTAGCATCGTTTGGTGATAAGATTTATTCTTTACCATTTAACATGTGGACATTCAATCAACTTTGGGGATGCCAGACAGAGGAGCAGGCGAAAGCTATCATCGCCAATCAATCTTTCCATATAGAAGACCCAAAAAATCTTGAAGAACAAGCAATCAAAATGGTCGGCTCTGACATATATTACCGACTTATCAAAGGTTATACGGAAAAACAATGGAGAAAACCAGCGACTGAATTACCGAAGGAAATCGTAAAGAGGTTGGTTGTAAGATACACGTTCGATAACAATTATTTCAACGACAAATATCAAGGAATTCCAATTGGGGGATATACCAAAATATTTGAAAAACTTCTCGACGGAATTGAAGTGAGAACTAATACCGATTTTTTCAATGTGGAACTGCCAGAACATGACAAGATTATCTACACTGGACCAATCGATAAGTTTTTCAATTACAAATATGGAAACCTCGAATACAAAACTGTCAAGTTGGAGCACAAGCATATTGAAGTTCCAAATTATCAGGGAGTAGCAGTAATAAATTACACTGACAAACACGTTTCACATACAAGAGTCATAGAACATAAACATTTTGAAAAGGCTCAAACAGATACAACTTGGGTGAGTTGGGAAACTCCAATTGAATATGTAGCCGGAAAAACGGAACCATATTATCCTGTTAATGATGCACAGAATATGGAGATATTATCGAAATATAAGAAAGAGGCAGAGCTTCATAAAAATGTTATATTTGGTGGTCGTCTTGCCGAATATAAATACTACGATATGCACAACGTTATAAAAAGTGCTCTTGATTGCGTATCTGTCTTATTATAAAGTTGACTTTCAAAATCGCTTATGTAGTCTTATCTTATGTCGATGAAACTACACCAAGGTTCTGAACTTACAGAACAAGAAATTGGCGAGAACTACGAAACCTTCATTGGGTTTCTAAAAGAAACATTTGAAGGAGATAGGCTAGCGAAGTTGCTTGACCTATATTCGGAAGACAAATATGGAATCAGACTCGCAACCGCTCCAGCGGCTGGTAAGGTTCATTTCCATTTGGCTCACATTGGCGGATACCTGCAACATATTGCAAATGTTGAAAAAGCATCCAAGGGTTGTCAAAAGGTTTACGAAGCAATGGGTGGAACGGTTGATTTCACCGAAGAAGAGCGTATTTTTGCAGCATTGCACCATGACCTCGGAAAACTTGGTAATGAAAATGGAGAATATTACGTTCCTCAAACAGAAGCTTGGGCCCGTGACAAGCGTGGTGAAATGTTCAAGCATAATCCAAAGTGTCAATTTTGGGAAGTCACCGATAACGCTTTGTATGTTCTTCAGCGTCATCAAATCGTGTTGACTTGGAAAGAAACATTGGCAATCAAATTGTCCGATGGTCTTTACAATGAGGGGAATGCATTTTATCTCAAAGGATACAACCCTGACCAACAGCTGAGAACAAATCTTCCATACATCATTCATTCGGGTGATTTCCTCGCATGTCACTCTGAATACGACCAGTGGAAAAAACAACAATAACATGACATTAGCTTCTACATTTTTTTGGGGATTGGCCGGATTAACCGCACTAGCAGTGTGGTCGCCGACGACAATGACCAATCCAGGAAAATTTGCAGTTCGACTGTATGGAACCATAGCCACAGTAATATTTGCTGCATTGGCTTTATGGCTTCGATAAATTACTTCCCTTAGAAAAGGAAGTTGGTCGGCTCGTCCCGAGGTTGTATCGACCTTATAAAATGATACTGGTGGAGGGTGACTGAACTAACGGTCCATCACCCCTAAATGACCCTCAACGAAAGTTGGGGGTTGTTTTTTAGACAGGATTCAATATTTATTACCAATGAAACTTAAAAGCATACTTCAAGAAGCCTTACGTGATAAGGTGGCTCTTGAATTTCTGTCCGATTTAGTCAAGAAAGGTCCTTTCAAGGGAAAGGTTTATCTGGCCGGCGGCGCACCCGCGACATGCAACTTGGGGCTGACCCAAAGGATTTGGATGTGGTTGTCAAAGGTGACGTAAATGCCGGTATCAATTTTGCAACATAGGCTGCGAAGGAAATTGGAAATTACAAAGAAGGTTCGAATCCTGTAATTTATCCAACATACGGAACTGCTAAATTTACTTTAAAGGGAGTCAATTACAAAGGTCACGATTTGAGTGAAATTGACATTGAAGCCGTCGCTCCTAGAAAAGAAAAATACACACCAGGAAGTAGAAAGCCTGAGGTTTCTGGTGGCGAGCTCGAAGATGATGTTAAGCGCAGAGATTTTACCGCCAACAGTCTTCTCCACGACCTGACAACCGGAGAAACTTTAGATTTAACCGGAATGGGTAAAGAAGACATTAAGGCTGGAATTATCAGAACTCCTTTAGACCCCGACGTTATTTTTGGTGAAGACCCTTTGAGAATCCTCAGAGCCGTTAGATTCACAGCAAAATACAATTGGAAAATATCCCTGGCCAATACAGGCAGAAAATTTTCAGAACAAACCAAAAAAAGAATGTCAATTGCTCAAACTGGAAAGTCTTTGACTGAAGAATGTCGTAGGAAGATAGGAAATTCTTTGAGAGGAAAGAAAATGTCTAAAGAAACACGGACGAAAATGTCTATAGCAAAGAAAAACATAACAGAAGAAACACGCTGCAAGATGTCTTCTTGGCAAATAGGACGTAAACGAGACCCAATAACTCACAAATATATATAAAATTAGTGATTGATGATATATTTATCAGTTACACTTACTCTATGGAAATATTTGGTATAAAAAATGAAAATTTGTTCTCACTGATATTGGGCTTCTCCGCTCTATTCGTGGCTGGTATCGCAGCCTTCTTTTCTGTGATGGGTATAGGCATGTTGTTCTCCGGCGCAACGTTTTCTGCTATTTTGATGGCATCGTCTCTTGAATTGGGAAAGTTAACAGCCACCACATTTTTATATCGTTATTGGAATACCGCTAAGAGCTTTTTGAAGGTTTATTTAGCTATTGCAATTCTTGTTTTGATGGGAATAACATCTCTCGGCATTTTTGGATGGCTGAGTTCAGCTTATCAAAGCTCTTCATTGAAATATGAAATTTCTCAACAACAAATTTCTGTAATGGGGGAACAAAAATCTCAAATACAGTCCCAGGTGTTTGTATCCAAACAACGTATTGACGATTTGATGGCCAATCGTAGAGAGCAGGAAAAGAGAAACTCCGATGCTTTGAATAACGAGGCTTTGTTGAGAAATCCAACACAATTGAGACAAATACAAGAGCAGAACAATCAATTGATTCGTCAAACGGATGTTGAAATAAACAACGAAAAAACGAGATATTCTAAAATTTTATCGGATTCAATTGAGTTTGATAAGAAGATTTCAGACGCCAAGTTAGAAACTATAAAATCAAAAGATGTTATAACATTTAAGTTTGTAGCAGACGCTCTCGGACTGGATTTAACATCTACGGTCAAATGGTTCATATTAGCAATCATATTGGTGTTCGACCCACTGGCAATCAGTTTGATTCTGGCTTACAATGTTGCTATAGCTAAACTCAAAGAAGACGAAAAATCAAAGTCCAAATTATCCAATACCACTTGGGAAGAACTCTCCGCTTTAGAGGAAAAAGCTATGAATCCTTCAACGGAATCGAGTGAAGAAAAAAAAAAGTAACTGAGGTTGGTTTGGTTGAGGAAAAGGTTGTTGTAGAAAGTCCAATTGGACAAAGTGACGCATCGCAGGTCCAACTTACACAAGATAATCATGGCCTCCGTGACCACGAAATATACCACTCACCAACGAGATAATCGTTTTTTTACATTGACAAAACTTTTCTAACTTGTATATATGTCTACAGTTAAATAACTGTTCAAAGGATGAAATACAAAATCGTTACCAATAAAGACTATTTGCACCGCCCAACAACTCCGGTCACAACCGTTGAAGAAGGTATGGCAATTGCAGCTCAGCTCATTGAAGCCCTTAATGAAATAAAGTTCGGAATTGGTCTATCGGCCAATCAAATCGGAATTTCAAAAAGTGTATCAATTATTAAAATCAAGAAAGATGAAGAACCTCTCATTCTAATCAATCCACAAATTACAGAAAGAAGTCCTGAAAAAGTAATTTACTTGGAAGGCTGTTTGAGTATTCCAGGAAAAACTACTTCAACAATTCGCTCATCTAAAATTGTAGTTTCGACTCTTAATCACGCAAATCCAATTCCATTTGGTGCTGATGTGATTCCTGTTACGAGAGACTCCGTTTCTACAGATGAAGGACTTCTCAAGGCAGTTTGTGTTCAACATGAGATAGACCATCTATACGGCAGACTTATGATTGACAATGGAATCAGAGTTATTCTTCCACCAAAGAAGGCTGAAGTTAAACATGGACGAAATGATAAAGTCATGATTAGCAAAGGAACCGATACAAAATATTTGAAGTATAAACACGCTTTGGAATTTGTTGAGAAAGAAGGGTGGACAATCCTATGACCCCAAACGAAGAATTCATACTTGAGATAAAAGAAATTTTAAGATACGCCATTAAGCATAAAGATTGGACGGATGTTTGTGAGGTAGTCGAGATGATTAATGAGCAGTTAGATATTGAGGAGAAAATTGATTATGTTTCTCCAAGAGATAGGGAAGACGAAGAAACTGAAAACGAAGAGGGCTATTAATGATTGAGTATATTATCATAGGCGTATTGTCCGTCTTACTTGGTGTAGCGACTTACATCATATTTAACCTCTTAAACAAACTTGAGGTTTATGAAGAGTGGGTTGATTTTTTCCGAAGTGAAGTGGAAAAGGTCTATGTTCGTTTGAAAGAGGTTGATGAAAAAAATCTCTTTGAAAAAGATGATGATGTTGGGTTTGTGTTTGAAGATTTGCTTAAAATAGTTGATGAGTTCAACAAGAGAATAAAATAAAATGCCAAGGACCAAAAAGATTTCAAAGAAAACGAAGAAGAAGACAATAACCGCTAAGAAGCCGAAAAACAAAAAGGTAGTAAAGAAGATAGAAAAGAAAGCTCCGAAAAAAATAGCTCCAAAGGAAATAATAAAAGAAATATCTTTGGAAATAGTTGACTCAATTCCAGACGAAGCCATTGTCGTCAATGAGTTGGTAGAAACACGCCCGGCAGTTAAGGCGCCGCGAGCAAAGAGAGGAACTGGTGCCATCATGTATTTTACAAAAGATACTGAGGATGCTATCGTCAAATATAATTTGACCCATGACAGCTTGGAAAAGAATAAGATTTACAATGAAAAAATACGATTTGCTTTTGAGAAGATTGCTGAAAACATTTTCAACACCTTCAAATTCAGTTATAATGAAGTAAGTCCGGATAAAGTTCAACAAGAAGCTGTGTCCCACATGGTAGCAAATATTGAGAAGTATGAAAAAGATAAGGGAAAGGCTTTCAGCTATTTTTCAATTGTAGCTAAGCACTGGTTTATTCTTGAGAATAATAACAACTATAGAAGATTTAAGAAGCACACCACTATCAGCGAGCAACCTGGAGAGATTGGAGAGTTTGTTGTAGAGCCAGAACATGAAAGAAAGGAAAATGAAACACGAGAGTTCATCAAACTGATGGTTGAGTATTGGGATAAAAATGTTGGAACTTATTTTAACAAAGATAGAGACTTGGAAATAGCCAATGCAGTCATTGAAATTTTCAGAAATGCAGACAGAATCGATGTATTCAACAAGAAGGCATTGTATCTATACATTCGTGAAATTGCGGATTGTCAAACCCAACACATCACCAAAGTTATCAATCGAATGAAAGATGCTCAGAAGAGTATTTTAGAAGAGTATTTATCTAAAGGTTACATCAACTCCAACGGTTAATTTAACCTCGGCTGACCCAAATTCTATAGGGTAGATTATAATTATAGATATGGACATCGACTTTGAGATATATAAGGGAAAATCGTTTTCTTCACTGTGTAAGGACATTGTGAAGAACTCCGAGGATAAGAAGAATCAGGTAGATATTCTGATTTCTGACTTGCGCAGTATGATTAAGACTGTGCAAGACGCCATGACTGTGGTTCCTTTGTTGAAAGAATACTACGACATTGGTATAAGAAATGATGAACAGATTATCAAATTAGCCGCTATCATTCAAAGAATAATAAGCGGTAAAGTCGGCGGAGAAGACGGAGGCGGAGCTTTGACACTAACCGAAGAAGAGAAGAAGCAATTGCTAACAGCGGTTGAAGATACGGTAAAAAATATGAATACGGATATTCCCGACAAATCAAAGCAGATAGCTGAAATTAAAGACAAGAAGACCGACAATGTATAAGGTATTTGAACGTAGAAACGAATCTGTGGCTAAGCAGGACAATATGCTTAGTTCGAATCGTTCTGCGATGGAGCGTAAGCCAGAGAGCACACTTTTTTATGAGTTTGAGCCCGCCGTTGTTTTGGATGTAATTTTAGATGACACTCATCCAGCATTTAAAAACAAAACATTGGATGCGGATGATTATCCAGTAAACGCAGATGGTTCCAAGCCAACTTTTGACGACCCAAATTATTCTTGGATTGGTAGAGCAAAGGTCAGAATGGTTTATAGTCAAAATGGAGTAGATAAGGAACTTTTGGCATGGGCTGCTCCGTTGGAAAATACCGGAGTATCTGAGCTACCTTTGGTCAATGAAGTTGTAATTGTTGTTAAGTATTTTAATAGCTATTTCTATACAAGAAAATTGAATATTAAGAGTTTGATTAATGCAAACGCAGATTTCAATCTCGAAAGAGTTTATGGTTTGGTTAAAGGAAACACAGAAGAAGGAACCACCGACTTATTTAAGGGACCAATATCCGAAATGTCGGCCAAAAAGATTGAAGAAATAAACACAGGAGCGTTGGGAAGATATTTCAAATTCAATTCAAAAATACGTGCTATCAAAAGATTTGAAGGAGATACAGTAATAGAATCTCGATTTGGTTCGAGTATTCGTTTTGGAGCATATGATTCAAATAGAGATAATGATAGTGGCTTGAATGATTATTCTGATGGTGGTGGGAACCCGATGGTTCTTATCAGAAACAGACAGAAATCGGTAGAAACAGAAACAGAAAATTCTGTTAAGTTCAATAAGGGATATATTCTCGAAGATATAAATAAGGATGGTTCATCGATTCAGATAACATCTGGAAAAACAATAACTCAATTTGTTCCTACAATTGAGAAGACCATTTTACAAAGTGATAATCTAGACGAACAATCAAATTTCTTACCACCAAAAGAAACTGAATTTAAGATTCCGGAATTGTCCGGAGACCAGATTGTTATTAACAGCGACCGCTTAATTTTTTCATCAAAAGCTGGCGAAACAATTCACTATTCGAAGAGGAGATTTTCCATTGTCACTGATGACGAATATACGATGGATGTAAAAAAGCAAATGGTTGCTACAGTTGGAGGAGATTATAGAACAGATGTGGCAGGCCGAGCCATCTTAACATCGAACGTTTCTACAACAATCAACTCTCCTCAGATTTTTCTTGGTGAATATGATGAAAAGAATGAACCTGTTTTATTGGGAAGAACGTCTGTTCTTTGGTTATACACGTTATGTAATTGGATGATTAATCAAACGGATATTCAAATTGGATTGGCAAAATGTCAACAGAGTCACATTCATTTTGATTCTCTTGGAAAAACCGGAACACCAACGCCGGATTGGACGAGCCAAATTAGCAAGTATATAGATTCTTTAACTCAGACCAGAAAGCAACTTGAAGAATTAAGAGATTCTTTACCTCATTTAATGAGTAATAGAGTATTCACAACCGGAGGCGGAGGTGCGCCTGGACACGACGGAAAATAATATGGGATTACTCGGAAGCATACCATCTATAAGCTCGACCTCCATCAAAGGAGCAGTCGTCAGTTCTGTTAAAGAATCTTCGAAAGAAGCTCTGAAAACAGCAATTCCAACAGCTACCAATAAGTTAAAAGAAGTAGCATCGCCGGCTGCTTCAAAAATTCAAAGTGTTGGTAAAGGAATTGGAGGAATTATGTCGGGAGCAACCAAACCAATAAGCTCTGCCATCAGTTCAGCAACCAAAGGTATTGAAGGTTTTTCGGTTCCTAAAATGTCTCTTCCAAAGGTTTCTTTACCTGAGATGGAGCTTGTTTCGGTAAAACCAATACCTTTCAAGATTCCTAAGCCACCAGAGCCACCAACTTTACCGTCTATTCCTGACCTTCCTGAGTTGCCTGCTATTCCAAAAATACCAAGTGTGTCCGATTTGACGGCTGGTGTGGTTGATGCGGCTAAATCGGTGGCATCAAATACCATACAATCATCAACTACCAATTTACCGAGTGGTTTCATTTAACTCACAATCGTTATATTTATAGAAGGAAGTATATATGCAAAAATCAGAACTAATCGAAATTATCAGAGAAGTTGTAAAAGCAGAGTTGCGAGTCATTGGACCAACTCTTGTTCGTGAAGCTTTGCTTGAATCTCTTAGTGGAGAAAAACAACCTCTCACCGAATCAACCAAGCCTTCGAGGGTGGTTGGTATTCAAGAAGTGAGAAAGGCTCCACAAGCTCCATCTCAACCAAAAGAAAAGAAAAAGTATTCAACCAATCCAATTTTGAATGATATTTTAAATGAAACAAGTGGCGGAATTCCAACGGAACAGCAGGTTTTGGCAAGCGCACCAGACCTAACCGCCCACATTCCAGAAAAAATGTTAACAGAAAATACAGAGGTTCAAGGTGTGGTCAAGGCGTTGGGAAGAGATTATAGAGCTCTAATCAGAGCAGCTGATGAGAAGGCTAAGAAAAATAGACCATAATGCCTCTCCCAACCAGAAATCCATATGGAATAAGCCTTCCTCTTCAAAGAGGGGATTCTGGTTATTTTGCCCAGTCCTATGACATAATTGAACAAACAAAGTTCAATTTGATTACATTGTTAAAGACCAAGAAAGGAGAAAGGAGAATGAATCCAGCCTTTGGGTCAGACTTATACAGCGTTCTTTTTCAATTCAATGATGAAGACCTACAGCCTGTTGTTACCAATATAATAACCAGAGACGTTCAAAGATGGATGCCATTTTTGAACATAAACGATATAAAAATTGAGGCAACAAATGAAGATAAGGATACTTATAGAGTGAACGTTTCTGTAATTTTCACAATTGATACGTTGGGAATAACCCAACCTCAAGAAGTAATTCTCTCATTCAACCAATAATATGATTTTAGACATACAAAAGTCCTTTCAACCCGGTAAAAAAGATATTAAGTATCTAAGCAGGGATTTTGGTCAATTAAAAAAATCTCTGGTTGATTTTGCCAAGGTTTATTATCCAAACACATATAAGGATTTTAATGACGCGAGCGCTGGTATGATGTTCATTGAAATGGCCGCTTATGTCGGAGATGTTCTATCTTATTACACGGATTATCAATTTAAAGAATCCTTGTTGATAAATGCTGAAGAGAGAAAGAACATTATTTCGTTGGCTAGATACCTCGGATACAAAGTCAAGGCAACGACTCCTTCGGTAACTAAGCTTGATGTGTATCAACTTGTCCCTTCTAAGTTGAATTCGGATGGAACATTTTCTCCAGATTTACAATATTGCCAAGTCATAAAGCCTGGCATGGTCACTGTCAGTGACACCGGAATAAACTTCGTGACAAATGACCCGGTTGATTTTACTGTTGATACAAAAAACAATCCGCTAGAAATTTCCGTATTTCAAAGAAACTCAAGTGGTCAGCCTGACTTTTATGTTTTGAAGAAGCAAGTTGATGCTTCGGCCGGCCAAATTGTTTCAAAAACTTTTGATGTAGGAAATCCCTCAGCATTTTATCAAATTTCTTTGGATGATACCAACGTAGTCGAAATCATTGATATGATGGATTCGGATGGCAATCGTTGGTATGAAACAGACTATTTGGCCCAGGACTTGGTTCCAATTGATAGTGAAAACATTTTCAAAAACGACAATGATTTCTATCAAAATAGAGACACGGTTCCATTTATCATGAAGTTCCTTAAAACTTCTCGACGTTTTGTTACAACCGTCGATGCTTCGAATAAAACCATCATTGAATTTGGAGCTGGCGTAAATTCGCAAGACGACGAATTGGTGGTTCCGAGCAATAAAGTTTTGTCTCAATCAGGAACATTCAAGAATTCTTCGGTTTCGTATGACCCAGCCAATTTTCTAAAATCTAAAGCATTTGGTCAAGCCCCAGCCAATACAACATTGACCGTCAGATACATCGTTGGTGGTGGAACTAAGAGCAACGTAAATGCTAATTCAATTAAGAATGTAGTTTCGGCTGACTATTTTGGTGATTTGACAGAATTGGGTGTAAATGATAAGAGAGTAACCGATTTGATTCGTAGCACTCTAAAAGTCAACAATCCAATTCCTGCCGTGGGTGGGAAGGATGCAGAAACAAACCAAGAAATTAAGAACAATGGACTAGCCAATTTCTCTGCACAAAACAGAGCAGTTACAGCACAAGATTATGTTGTGAGAGCTTATTCCATGTCTTCCAAGTATGGTTCAATTTCTAAAGCTTATGTAGCTTCAGAAAATAGTTTAAATTCCTCGTCTTCGACAGATGGTGCTAACAATAATCCATTTGCCATCAACTTATACATTCTTTCTAACGATAGCAACAATCGTTTGATAAATACAAATCCAGCACTTCGCTACAATCTAAGAAACTATTTAAATCAATATAGACTGTTGACTGACAGTGTTAATTTGTTGGATGGATTTATCATTAACATTGGAGTCGAATTTGGAATTGTTGCGTATAAAAACTATAACAAACGAGATGTTTTAGCTAACTGCCTTGATACAGTTAAGAATTACTTGTCAATTGACAACATGCAATTCAGTCAACCAATCAATTTGAGTAGACTGGAATTGGAAATTGCTAAAATTGACGGAGTTCAAAGTGTTTCTTACTTGAAACTAAAAAATCTAACTTCCAAAGACGGTGATTATTCTCAATACGAATATGACATTGAGAGAGCCACTCAAAATAAGATTGTTTATCCTTCAATAGACCCATGTGTATTTGAAGTAAGATTTCCAACCAAAGACGTTGTGGGTAAGTGCTTGTAATCTTCTGTATATATTTCGGAGAAATAGCAGGGGAATATTATATTTATGAGTAGAAAGCGACTCATATCATGCATTATTTCTTATACCCAACAAAAGACACCACCATATCTAATCAGCCGAGCCTTTTGTTTAAGAACATGGGCCACGATGAAATACTGGAAGTTGAAAAAACAATTCAAAACGAAGCTTGTTCAGGTGGACGAGGCGCTGTTCTTTCAAGAGCGTTAATCCAATTCAATCTAGCAGAAATTTCTAGGTCAATTGCACTTGGAAGAATTTCTAATCCAAGGTTTTATTTGTCTTTGAAAGTAGCTGAATCCATTGAGGTTCCAAAAGCTTATAATGTCGCCGCATATCCTCTGGCTATGTGTTGGGACAACGGAACCGGCTACAAATACGATGGAGCCACGACCTCAGATGGAGCAAGTTGGAGATATTCTGATTCTGGAAGCATAAAATGGTATACTCCAGCCACTTCTTCAAATTGTGATGGAGGAGGAATTTGGTTTGTTTCTTCGAGTCTATTGGGTTCTGGTTCTGGATATGCTGAGGCTCCATTTGTAAGTCCAAATCCTTTCAACCCTTTTCCAGATTGTAATTACATTCCAAACGCTGGAAGATTCACCGTTGTTCAGGCGGGTGGAATGATTGTTAATTCAACAAACTCTTCTTCTCTTGAGGTTAAGATTTATTCGGGTTCCACGATTAATTTTAGCTCGTTTGTTAAAGGAAATTCAGGAGCCACTCCAGCTCCAACCACATACAAAATAGAATTGTATGACCAAGGAACCTTGGTCGCTACAGCGTCCGGAGACGGTATTGGTTATTTTCCAAGTGGCTCTTACAACGTTCCTTCTGGCTCATTTCCAAGAACATTGAAATTGATTGGTTCTTCTACAACAGGAAATTTTCTAGACAGCACATTGACCATTGACGGTCATTTAAGTGGAAGCGCTGTGTTAGTTAATGGACATGGAACGAACACAACTCCACTGAAATCTTTGCTTGGTGATGCTGTGCTAAAGGGCTTTTCGCCTTACACTTCTTCTGTTTCGGGAAGCCACCCATTATCAATCGCAGTTGACATGTATTCTTCAGCTTCGGCTGGTGGAACAAGTATTTATGCAAAGTATTTGGGGGGCTCTTACGTCACAAGTTCGGTATTGAATACTACAATCATAGGAACGGACAACGCAAATCTCTCAATAAACCCTGTGGGCCTTTGGAGATTCACCGGCACAACCAGTCAAATAATGATGTCATCTACCGCTTCATTGGGAACATCTGGTTCTTATGAAATCGGATTGTCCACTGACGCTCCACTAAATACAATTCCTTATACTGTTTCGTCTGGAAGCTACGCATCGGTTCAATATTTCGATAATCAGTCGTCCGACATTTATATGGATGTTACGAATACTGTTTTAGCTTGGATATACAACTCCATACCAAATTACGGATTTATTTTGATGCATAGCAATGAAACTAGCAGTTATGATTTTGGTAAGCTAAGATTCTTTTCCAAAGAAAGTAACACCATCTATCAACCACATTTAGATGTTATGTGGGCAGATGTTTCGTTGTCTCCAACGGCATCTGATGGAACATCGTTGAGATTGGTGGATACATCAAAATCATCCGTAATATCGGTAAACCTAAATAAAGATTATAAGCGTGGGTCGATTGTTAGAATCAATGTTTTAGGAAGACCAAAATATCCAACCAAGACATTTACAAACAGAGTTTCCGATTACATTGAACCAATGTATCTACCAGAAGAGAGTTATTATTCTATCAAAGATGCTGAAACCGAAGAAACAGTGATGGCGTTTGATGGATATACAAAATTGAGTTCTGATGCAGACGGAAACTATTTTATGCTAGACACTACAGGTCTTCCACAAGAGAGATATTACTCGGTTGATATTAGGTCAGAAATCAGTGGTTCAATTTCTACATTCAGCAGCCCAGTAACATTTAAGATTTCTCGATGAAACCAAATGTATATTTAAGTCAATATTCAAACGAAGACGCTCAGAATATTGTTACATCGGGGTCTGTGTCTTCTAGTTATGATTCGTCCGGCAATCTTTTAATCGATTATTTTGCCAAACCAGCCAGCAGCAGCTCGATTTCAATCCCAATCAATGTGTTGTTTTTCAGCCCTACGAAAGTTGAAGAAAAATATGATACAGTCATTCGTGAGTTCACAGTAAAATGAATTATTCAAGTTTCAAAGCCTTTGCAAAGGAAACTGCTTCTCTAAGCACCGCATACTTCTATACAGCGGATGAATTGTCATTTTTAACAGTTGGTGAGGTTAAAAGCTTCCCATTTGGAGAGAGTGATAAAGATTTGGTTGAGGTAACTGTATTTTCTACAGAAGGTGACTTGGTTACGTCTTCTTATTTTGATGCATCAGTGAACGGTAGTAAAGGTAAATACACCCCATTTACTCGTTCGTATGTTGACGTAACCAACAGCACGAGAGTTTATTCATATTCAAAATATCAGAGCAATTTTGCAGTAGTTGGAAATGAAAATACTCAAAGCATTGTAATGAATGTTCAAGATGTATTGAAATCACTTTCTATTCAAGAAGGTAATTACAAGATTGGAATTCTTCCGGTTAGAAATGTCGTAGGAAATCCATTTGATTCTTCTCAAAAGTTGGTCATTGATGAGATTTCTCCAAGTAGAACAGAAATTGCTGTGATACCTCATGTTTTGGTTCAATCTACCAATCCAGTCGATATTAAGTTGAATCAGGAATTTGACCTATTTTCCAATTCAAAAATTCAGCCCAAATACATCATAGACGATTTGATAGAATCTTTAGAGAAGGTCCAACTTTACACAACATACATTGACATAGCAAAGAAAAATCCAGACACAGACCAATCTATCAAATTTTTCTATTCATTGAAGACTGATATAGATGTGGTAAATTTCATCACAGACACATATTACGGAGTCCAGAAAGGTTCATTAAAGAGTGGCGGAATGGTCAGCACAAGAAATGTATTTGGTATCCTTGACCAATTTAAAAACTTCTTGTTTGAGAACTATGAATCAATCACAACGTTTGATGAAATTCAAGATTATTTTTATACGCTATTCTCTTACATTTTAAATCAAGAGCTCAATCAAATAACAAACAATCGTCCTCAAAATTATGACGATATAGTTTCTTTCTTTAGACAGATATATTTCGATTCAATATTCGTTCCATCAATCAATTTTATAGAAAATCGATACAAAGACAATTTCTCAGGATACTTAAAGAACGTCATCAACTTTGGAGATGGAACAATTCTTCCAATTGTAAGAACGGGCGTGGTTCCATCTACTGATGAATCAACCCATAGCCGATTGATTTTGAAATTGAGAGACACCTTGCCAGATGGTTACTCCGTGGGCGACAATCTTTGGATTAGCAACATTTCGGTAAGTTCTCCGATTCTTCAAGATTTATACTTCTTTTCAAATCAGGCGGTTGTCACAATACCAATTAAGGGACCAAATTTCAACATCAAGTTGGAAAATGAAGGAAATTCAACCGTTGAACATTCTCTAGAAAGCATTGTAGGAGAGTCTGGTTCTTTGTATGACGAATTGTATTCAAAACTTCGTTATAAGATTGAAGAAAAAGCTCCAACAAACGTAGACTACAGATATTTTGAAAACTTTGTAAAATTCTCTTCTGTTGAAGAGAGATTGGGGGTGTTCGAATACAAACAAAACCGAATTGAAGAAATTCGTTCTTTGATAGCTGACATTGATGTGAAGTTGGTTCTGTTACCAACTGACGAATTTCTTATCAAAGAGAAGTCGGACTTAAATGCCGAATGGAATTCTCTAGAATCGTCTATGGATGGATATGAAAATTTCCTATATAACAATCCAAATTGGTTCTCAGAACACACGAGAGTTTATAGTGGAATGTCTTCTGGCTCAAGATATGACAGAGATAATGGAGACAGTTTGCAAAACAATCTTCCGTCAAGTGTAATTGAAGTTGCGGAAAACTACGAGTATGTCAGATTTGTGAACTTGATTGGTCATTACTTTGACAACTTAACTCTATACATCACTCAATTTACTGAAAAGAATGACGCTTCTAGCTCGGAAATAGAAGGAATTTCGAAAGACGTTGTTTATAACATGTTGTCTTCTCTCGGTTGGGAGCCAGAAATTGGTAGAGAAAACCTTCCGCTGATACTAGCGTCGTTTTCCAAGAGCGATTTTGATGTAGATTCTCCGCTATATGACAAGGTTGGAGATATGTCAGAAGACGATAGAAACAAGTTCATATGGAAGAGAATCCTAAACAGCCTTCCATTCATATTGAAGTCCAAGGGAACTGAGGCTGCTATAAACGCTTTGATTAGTTGCTATGGAATTCCAAGAAACATCATTCAAATCAAAGAATATGGTGGAGTTGAATATACAACGGAACTAGACCAAAATTCACTATACATTATTGATGAGACAAAATATTCGCCATACTTCAGCGGAAGTGGGGAATACTTCAACGTTCCTTGGACGGGAAGTGCTCAATCCCTCGAATTCAATTTCTCTTTTGAACCAAATAAAACAAGTGATGAGGGAAAGATTTTTAGATTGGCAGTTGGTGGAACCAATTGGGCTATTGGTATTGTTAAGGAGAAGGGTAACGATTGGGGTAAGGCATTTTTCACAATTCAAAACACCGGAAGCAACACCCTAACAGCGATGACTGAAAGAGCACCATTCTTTAATGGAGACGTATATTCTCTGGTATTGAGAAAATCGAAAGTAAGTGCTGATTTCAACATAAGTCCAACAGCTTCAATAGCGACCATCGATAACTACCCACAAAGATACAGTGTTTTGGTTCGCAGAAATGAAGATTCGAGAACAACTTTCCAAGCATCCGCCAGCATGTTTTTGAGCGGAAGCTATAATACATCTTTTAGACAGCCGACTCGTTTGTATCTTGGAAATTACCAGCAAAACACATCCTCGTTGAGTTTGGACCCAGAGGCTTTCTTTGGAACAATTGATGAAATCAAGATATGGGAAAATTTCTTATCAACGACCAGATTCAATCACCACGCATCATTCAAAGGAGCGTATGACACAGATAACCCACAGTCGATGGTTGAAAAAAACTTGGTAAGAATTTCGTTCTCTACCCCTATAAATCTAAATACAGGCTCCGGAAATCTGACAATTCAAAACTCTGCGTTTAGAACAATGTCCTCAGAAATCTCCGCGTCTAATTTTCCATTCGCCGGTTCCCAAATATTGAATTCTGTTGAGTGTGATACTTACACTGCTACTCCAACCTTCCCATATCAATTCAAGAAGTTTGAGACAAGGCAGACAATGAATCTGCCAAATTTTGGTTCGAATAAGTTCAGAAGTAATAAAGTAAATTACAAACAACAGATTCTATCGTCCAACCTGTCGCCTGACAGTCGTTCTACGCTAAGAGCCACAGAAGACTCCACCGTTGATACAAATAAACTTGGAATATTTTTCTCACCTACAGAGCAGATAAATCTCGAAATAATCAAGTTCTTTGGTAATTTTGAATTTGGAGACTTGATTGGAAAGCCGTCTGATGTATATGAGAGAACCTATGGAAGATTTGAAAAGTTTAAAGAGGTATTTTACAGTCAAGGATTTGGACAAGTTGATTATCAAAGCTTCATGAATTTGGTTAGAGCTTACTTTGATAAGTCTCTATTCAAGTATATTAAAAAATTGGTTCCTGTTAGAGCCAAGCTTGTAGACGGATTGTTGATAGAACCGTCCATCCTTGAAAGACCAAAAATTCAGTTGAAACCAATCGTTCAGGAAACGGTTAACATCAATGTTGCTGATTTAATGTTTGTTTCAAAGGATGTTCCAAGTGAATTGGTTCCTCAATTGACGCAATCCATCAAAACTATTGTAACAGGAACGTCTCTATATGAAGATTCGGAAGGATTCTTTTTCCCAGACAGATTGGAGCCATTTGGATTTGAAATCCTTGCAAAAGATGGTGTCACATATTATAAAGACGACTATTGGCGTGTTGAGGTTATTCCAATTGATAAATCTTATTCCGTAAGAAATAAGAACAAACCTACCTCTTCTATGTCAGACGCAGAGGCATACGCTACGAACAGAGGAGAATTTAAAACGATTATCCACCCTTACGAGCAGGTTAATATTTCTAAGTTTCCAACAGTAACAACCATTCCAGATTTCAAAATTATTGCAGCCAATATGAATTTCATTGGTTCTATTAGCGGTATTACATTGTCCGGAGGAAATTATCTGTCTGGTCCGGTATCCAACGATGTTACGTTGGTGGGAAGCTTCCAAAATTATGGACTGGATGCAAATATGGTGTCCAGCAGCTTGGTCAGTGGTTCAGCGAACGTAAGATTGGGAATTACGGCAACAATTCGCTCTGGCTCAAATTTTCAAGTTAATGCTATCGACGTATATAATAGCAACTATCAGGTGTATCTGTTGAACGGAATGATGACAGCAAGCCTATCATCGCTCGACTCTGATACTTCTTTGTTTGATATTCTTGTTGGAAATGCAAGTGGATTCTTCTTTAGCAGAATCAGAGACTCAGCGTATTCATATAGACACAATTTGTCCTCACAGAACTCCCCATTAAATTCCTATCCACTTAACGGATACTATGGAACCCATTACAAATATAAAAAATCCCTAAATAACCGTAATCCAATGGTTACTTTGGACAACTATAGCAGGCCATCGGGAATCTTCAAAAAGGGACTACAGACAGAAAGAACCACAATACAGTCTGGAAGTGGTATTTTGGATAATTCCTTGCCAGTTATTATTAGTTCTGTCACAACCTAAAAATTACTGAAAAATGTCAAACACCCTTATATTTATGTGGAAAGGAATAGAAATATGAGTTATCTCAACAATGTAACCGTGACCGTAGATGCCGTCCTAACCAAAAAGGGTCGTGAGCTTTTGGCCACTCAAGGCGGATTGAACATCACATCGTTTGCACTGTCGGACGACGAAATCGACTACAAGCTTTATCAACCAGCCCACCCACAAGGTTCAGCTTACTACGATTTAGCAATCAGAAACACACCAATTTTGGAAGCGTTCACTGATGAAACACAAGTTTTGAAGTATAAGCTCGTCACACTCCCATCAGGAGTTTCTGCTATTCCAGTTATTAGTCTTGGACAAAGTTCAATCAATGTCACCAGCGATTATAAGGGTGAAGTTATCATTGTTCCATCGACCAATCCTCTTTACAACACAACACTTGGATACACAGCAATTCTATCCAACAAGAATGCAGGAACAATTATTGGAGAGCAATTGCAATCAACGAACGCTACCATTCCTACGTTCATTGGTGACGTTTCTTCAACAACGGCACAAGTTGCTCTTGGTTTGAGATTCCGCTTTGTTCCAAACGCCTCTTTGACTACCACAACAACGACACGTTTGACAATCGTTGGAAATGAAAGTGGTGGTTCTGTTTCTATTCCTGTCACCGTTACTGTTAAATAATTTAGACCATGATTTTTAAGAATTTTGACCAAACTGACGTTGTTTCGGGTAGAGTCCAACAAGTATCTACCGGAATGTTTTCCGGTGGGCAGTCACAATGGACAGCGTTCTACACTTCAAGTGCTCAAGCAAAAATCACCGGTTCGTCTGCTTTGGTTCCTCTAAATGGATTGTATTATATCAATCTTTATGACCAACCAACCGGCTCCGCTTCATCCGAAGTATATTTGTCTGTAGCTTATGGTCATTATGCTGGTTCTGGTTCTTCTGGTTTTGACTTGAATACATCAAACGGAAGCTTGTTGAAACCAACTCAAGCGGTTTACAATCAATATAGAAACTTCTTGTTGATTCCAGATGACGCTTTGTTCACTTTCTACACCGGTTCTGCTACATCAGAAGTAAACTCAGTTGACATTTATTCCATCAATTTCTCCGGAGCTAAAGTTAAGGATAGACTTGACCCAGGTCAATTTGAACTAACTTTGGTTGGTTCTAAGGGAACATTCACTTTCATTGATGATTCACGTTATAATAAGACACCATCCGGAACCGCTGGTGGAAAACGTTACAACATTGTTCAAGGAACATTGGCTGGTGGAGCAAATCTAAACAGTCTCGGTCAAGTTGTGTATTCTGGAGCAGGTTCAATGTATCCTGACCTCGGGTTGGTAATCTTGAACCCATCGGTAATCAGTTCCATTGTGGGAACGTCTCCTACAGGTAGAGCTTTATCCACTCCAACAAGCAGTCTTGGAACAAATAATTCATACGCTTTGATGCATAACAGATTTGCAAATTGCATCATCAATAACCACACCGGTTCCATCCGAGCTAGAGTTACTGAATACGTTCCAGCTCGTCATTATTTTATTAGAGTTAAGAATCAAGAGTTTAATTATTCAAACAACCCAACCTTTGTCTACACTCAAGCTGAAGCAGATGCTGGAGTAATTGATTCGGGTGATGTTGGTAAATTGAGATTCTCTAGCTTCTCGACCGACCCTCAAGTTTACATCACCACAGTTGGTCTTTACAATGAAAACAACGACCTTGTAGCCGTAGCTAAGTTAAGCCAAGCTGCGCTCAAGAATTTTTCTAATGAAACTCTTATAAAAATTCGCCTTGATGTTTGAGGTGTTGATTAATATATGACTGGATAGTGAGCATTTTGGTGATTTGGTTTGATATTTATGGTTATGAGCAACATAACCTGTAAGATTTGTAAGAGGGAAATTCATCCAAAAGCGTTTCCGATGCACTTGAAAAGTCACGGAAAAGTATTCCAGGAATATGTTGAAGAAAATATTGATGACTTTAGATTTTTGGGATGGGTTGAGTGTGAGATTTGTGGAAAAATAACAAAGTCTAAGGCAAAAAAGGGAAATTCTTGTTCGAAAGAGTGCCTCCGTGAAATGAGAAAAACATGGACGGGAGTAAAGTCTCATAGAACCGGCGCCGAGCTGAGCGATGAAACGAAGAAAAAAATAGGCTCAGCAAATAGCCACCCGAGACCGGATAACATGGGCCAAAATAATTCATCAACTCGACCAGAGGTCCGAGCCAAAATCTCAGCAACGAGAATAAAGAACGGCCTTTCCGCTGGTGAGAAAAATCCAATGTTCGGTAAAACTCACACTCCAGAAGCCGTCGAAAAAATGATGTCTCTTCGTAGTAAGAATAAACTGGAAACAAAAGTGTCAAATGAGTTAGATAGGCTGGGTATTAAGTATCACTATGGATTTTTCATCCACGACGGAAAAACATGTGGTTCTTACGACTTCAAGTTGAAAAACAAACCTATCATTATAGAGATTGATGGAGATTATTGGCACGGAAATCCTAACACAAAGCATCATTTTTGGGGAGCCGAAAAAGCAAGAATCAAGGACAGACTTAAAGAAGATATGGCCAAAGTTAGAGGTTATGAAGTTATTCGATTTTGGGAATCTGATATAAAAAAGAACATATCAATCATAGAGGATAAATTGAAAGAAATGAAGGTGTTGAAGACAACCAATAAAGCATCGGTCTGAATATTTATAGTAGTATATGCAAAAGAAATTTACGCAGAGCGACATAACGGTTCGTCCATTTAAGACATACAAAAATTGGACATTACAAAGCATTGATAGCGCTAGCGTAGATACATTTGGAGACTCCACCTATTATGCGGATAAAATGGTGGTCAATGAGGGATTGAATATTTCAGGAAGCTTCTATCCATCGAGCAGCGATTATTACGATGCATCAAAAGAGCCAGTGAATTCATCTGGAGAATATAAGAGATTGACATATTCATCCACAGATGCTCTTTTTTATAGAAATCAAGACAATCCACTCAATCAATTTGGAGTTGAGTTTGTTGGAGAAAACCCAATAACAAAAGAAAAAGAAGTTAGAAAAATTTCTGATAGAGTTTTTGTCGGTAGAATTGATAAAGATTTTTGGGGAGAGAAAATAAACCCAAAAAGTGTAAGATTATACGACTATTCAAGCCCTCATGAAGAGATGTTGATATGTGACGATGGATTCACCAATTTATTCGTTAGCGGTAGTCACTTTCCTTCTACGAACGAATTGTTCCCATACAACAGCGAAGAGAGTCGTTCATTTTGGGACTCTGGCTCAGGTCAATTCTACTACAACGGAGAAGAAATCACATACGCTCAAGCACAAGACATTAAGAACTCTGGAGGATTGATTGATTACATTCCATCATCAGATTCTTGGAAATATGTAACAACCGGTTCAATTTTTAAACCAGAAAACGAAAGATTCGGATATTCTGTATCAGCTTGGTATAAATACGTTTTGGTAGGCTCTCCAACTGATATTAGAACGGTTGCTGTTAAGAAGAACGGACGCGCCGACATTTACAAGTTTGACCCTGAATATAATCAGCACAGATTGGTTAAGACTTTCCGTTCTCCATTTACCACAAGCTATCAAGATGGATTTGGGGCAAGTGTATCCGTTAGAGATGATTTTGCTGCTATTGGTTCATTGACCGAAGATGCTTGTGCCACACAAACTGGGTCTGGAATGGTTTATGTTTACCACAAATATGCCGGTGGACCAGACCATTGGGGAATGGTTAATATTTTGGAAGGTTCTGGTTCCAATGCACAATTTGGTGCAGCGATAAGTCACGACAGAGGTATTATGGCTATTGGTGCTCCAGGATTAAACAACAATGCTGGAGCCGTGTATGTTTATAGACAGAAGCAATATGGTTCGTTGGGATGTTCAGGAATTCCTACACAATCATTTTGGCAAAAAATTTCGTCGGAAGATGGCGAATGCACCACAATTATAGCTGAATCTGGAAGTATGGAAATTTACAATGAACAAAGTGCCCCATATTTCATATCAGGAAACTACAGTTGGGAGTTGGAGACGGTCATCACATCCAGCACAGCTGGTGATTATTTTGGTTCTTCTGTATCTGTTTCGTCCGATAAAATTTTGGTTGGAACAAGAATAACCACAGGAGCCGGATACGCTTCGTTGTTTACTGCTTCTTATTCTGGCTCACCATGTCCCACCGCTTCTTGGTCAAGATACAAGACATTTGTTGGCAACGAAGAGTGGGCGGATTTAAATCGAAACGCTCCATTTAACTTTGTTCAGGTTGATTTGCCGGTTGATGGATTTGGATACAAAGTTTCTATTGATGGCGACCACTTGGCAATATGCTCGTTTTATGATAAGGGATTTACCCCATATTCATCGTCTCAAGTAACACAATCATTGGGCGCAGTTTATTTCTACAGCTTTGGAACAGATGAAGATTGTTCTGTTTACGATTGTGCTTTGAGACACAAGACATTTGGAGACAGAACTGTAACTAAGAATAGTAATTTCGCTAGAAGTGTTTCTGTAAGTAGTGGGTATGCTTCTGTTGGATATGGTTCCGACAAGGCTTATTACACAGGTTCATACAATGGAGCATCGTTCGGAATCGAGGAATGGCAAACATATTCAACAAGTTCCACAGACCAAGAGTTCGTATTGGGAAGAGTGTCCTTATTCTCTTACAATGCTCAAAATACATCGTGGGATTTGATTAGAACGATGAAGAGAAACAAAGAGAATAATCTACCACACTATCATTACGGTTATTCTACAGCTCTGTCAGACTCATATTCTGGTTCAATGTATTTGGCAGTAGGAAGTCCGGTTTTCAACTACCCACAAAATCTTTCTACTTTCAATTATATCATCACATCCAGTCTCAACAACAATACTTTTATATCAGCAAGTAATCACGGAGCAACTTATGTTTACAATGTAAGTAATTTTGAGAAGAATCCAAAAATCGGAAATGTATTTTACAAGAACGGTCAGTTGGTTGTAACTTCAACAGAGCAAAATTACAAAACAATAATGTCATCCACTGGTTCAAGAGGATTTTCTCTAAAGTATCAAGGCACTCACACTATTTACGAACATGAATATTTGGTCAGCATAGCTCCTAGCCAATTCAATTATTCTACTTCACCTTCTTCGTTGGCCAATTATCCGATGCTTTTTGATGTTAATCAAGACGGCGTATTTGATATAAAAGACGTTGACCTTATTTTGAGATTTTTAAATAAGCAAAGATTTTACACTGTCCAAGATACAGACGATAATGGAATTGTTCTCGAACAAGACACTCTCAAAGACGAAAGTTGGTGGAACAATGATGTTTTACAAACAGAATCGGAAGATGTGTTGTATCTTGAAACATTGGCTGGAGTTGCTGGAACGGCTGTTACTCAGTTCGATGAATTTTTGACTCCAGACATATACGGATTCATAAAGTCCAATTTGATTGATAACATGGTGTTGGATATTGATGGAGATGGAATCATTGATATTCGTGATGGAGGATTATTGCTTAATTACTTCATGGGAACTCTTACGGATTCAAAATTAGCGACGTTCATAAATTCAAATTCAACAAGAAAATATTATAACGATGTAAAGAATTACATCGACATGTTCAGTGGAAAGAAGAAATTTGAAGTGAACAAGAATTTCTTGAATTTCATCGAATCTTCTTCATTTGACCCAACGGGTTCTTACTTGGCTCCATATATTACAACAATTGGATTATACAATGATTCAGGAGAACTTCTCTTGGTCGGAAAATTGGGAAAACCAATCAAAAATCTTATCGACTGGCCGGTGAACATTATCGTCCGTTTTGACACCTAACATTATATTTATAGAAAGGAGATAACACATCATGGCAGACCCACTAAAACCAATCGACAGAACATCACTCACTTTGACTGATGAGCAACGTTACGCCGCGGGCGGACAATTTGGAATGGGTGCCGCCACTCGCGCTGGGCGAGGAACATATACTCCAACAAACGACTTGGCAGCTCGTTATAATAACACCAAGGGATTTGGGTTGGGTTCGAAAGATGCTGGTGGAGCTAAACCAAAAGTATCCGATTTGATAGACGTAGGAAATACGGTTCAAAACGAATTTCGTGCATTTGCACAACGTGGCGTGTCTTCTTTTAAGCCAAGCGCTTTGGATTACGCTGCAAAGCAATACAAGATTAGTGTTCTAAAATACAAGGGTTGAGATTTTTAGTCCATATATATTGGATATGAATCTTGGATTAGATGCCAGCACAACCACTGTAGGATACGCCTTCACCGAAGATGAAGAGATATTGGATGCTGGTTTTTTCAATATAAAAGATATTGAAGGGAACCGTGAAAAAGCGGCTTATGTCATTGGAAAACTTCAAGAAAATCCTCTGATTGAAAAGGTCGCGGATATAAATCTCGAAGGCTCTCTGAGCGGTTTTGCTGGCCCATCGAGTAGAACCGTTGTTGTTATGCTGGCTCGTTGGAACGCAGTATTTGAATACGCTTTGGAAGACCATTTCAAAAGAAAGATAAATTTGGTCGGAGCTCAAACCGCTAGAAAAAAAGTTCTGGGAGCGGCTCGACTTGATGGAATCAAACCAAAGGAATTTGTTAAAATGAAAATGGACAAATTATATGATTTGTCTCCTTGGGAAATTAAAAATAAGAAGGGCGAGCCAGATAAACGAATGGAAGATGTTCGTGACGCCGTTGTAATTGCCTTGTGGAGCAAGGTTTAATCGTCTCTAGAACGATTGAAATGGTGGAAGTGTATGGTTGACTGGTGATTGGTCAAACCATCAAGCACTATCATTATAATAACAGTTATTTTATGTTGACGGTCAAGTGGTTATAAAGTATCGTCGTGGAAATGAGTCTTCTTGTTCAATCCGAACTCACTGGCCTGCTAGATAAGGTTTTAAAAGAAAATGGGCGACTGAGAAAGGGTAATAATCTACAGTATCATTGTCCTTTTTGTAATCACAGAAAAAGGAAGTTGGAAATTTGTTTGGAATCTCCGTATCCGTGGCAATGTTGGGTGTGTCACGAAAAGGGAAATGGTGTTCGTTATCTTTTAAAGAGAATCAATGCCCCGGAATCAAGTTTTAAAGAGCTCGAAAAAACTGGAATTAAGGAAGAATCTTATAGACCAAAGGAAACAACAGAAAGTGAGAAGGTCTTAACGTTGCCTCAAGAATTCAAGAGTTTGACTATCAATGACGGTTCAAGAGAATATCGTGAAGCAATTCGTTATGCCGTAAAGCGTGGCATAACCCCATTTGATGTAGTGAAGCACAACATCGGTTATTGCACGGAAGGTCGATACAGAAATCGTTTGATTTTTCCTTCTTATGATAAAAACAATCAACTTAATTTCTTTACCGGAAGAAGCTATTATGATGATGTGTATTTGAAGTATGATAACTGCGATGCCCCAAGAGACATAATCGGTTTTGAGAATATGGTGGATTTTCATTACCCAATCAATTTGGTCGAGGGGCCTTTGGATGCTATATCGGTGAAAAGAAACGTTATTCCTTTATTTGGAACATACCCAAGCACAAAATTGAAGACGGAGTTAATTCAACATAAGCCCGATGTTAATATCATTCTCGACCCGGATGCAATAAAACATTCTCTTCAAATCGCAGATTTTCTTATTTCAATTGGGCTGAAGACAAAATTGGTTGAAATAAAGGGAGACGAAGACGCCGGTTCGTTGGGTTTCCAAAAAATAACTCAGTCAATTAAAGAAACGGAATATCTTGACTTTAGCCGCATTATGAGATTAAGATTGGGATTCTAAATCATGGAAATTGATACAGTCGAAAAATTAGATATTGGATTTGACACGGTTAAGTGTGTGGTGCATCTATCAGATGTTCACATCCGCCTTACGAAAAGACATGAGGAATATCGTGAGGCGTTTCAAAAAGTTTATGAGGGAATCAAAAAGACTCCGCCAAATACCGTCATCATCAATACGGGAGATACTTTCCACTCCAAGGTTGACTTGAGCCCAGAAGCAATTCAAATCGCTAGCGAATTTTTGAAGTCACTGGCAGACCTCAGACCGACAATTTTGATTGCCGGAAACCATGACTGTCTTCTTACCAATTCACAGAGACTCGATAGTTTGTCTCCAATTGTAAACAATTTGGCTCACAAAAATTTGTTCTATTTGAAAGAATCCAAGTTATATGGAGCTGGCAACATACTCATAAACAACATGAGCGTGTTTGATGATTCGACAAAATATTTGGCGATGAAGGACGTTGTTAAGAGCGTCAAAAACAAATACAATTGCACGGTCGCCTTATTTCACGGTCCAGTTCACGATGCAGAAACTGAGATTGGGTATAAAATCAACAATCGCACAATCACTACCTCATTGTTCGATGGCCACGACATTGCGATGTTGGGCGACATTCATTTAATACAAGATTTACAAAAATACAGTCCGGCAGATAACAAGCCAATTATTCGATACGCTGGTTCTATGATTATGCAGAATCACGGAGAGAATTTGGAAGGACATGGTTATACGGTGTGGAATGTTGATACTAGAAAACATATTCACGTTGAAGTTCCTAACGATTATTGTTATTATACAATCGATGTTGAAGATGGAAAGTTGATTACAGACATATCCAATATTCCAGCTAAGCCAAAGCTTCGAGTAAGATGCAAAGGAACTGTTGCCACAGAGGTTAAGCAGATTGTGACGGAGATAAGAAAAATCTGCGACATAACCGATTTGGTATATGTTCGTGTTGACTCAGATTCTCAACAAAAGAAAGCAAGTTCTCAGTCGATTGCCAATCTGACACAAATAAGTAATGTAGATTATCAGAACACTTTGATACTGGATTTCTTGAAAGAAAAATATCCAGAAATTGATGAATCTACCTTGGACGCCATCGTTGACATTAACAAAACGCTTAATGACAATTTGAGTAAGGATGACCAGAGCAAAAATATTCGTTGGAAGCCTAAGAAGTTTGAATTCTCAAACATGTTCTCATATGGTGAAAATAACGTAATTGACTTTACCAAACTCAACGATGTTTACGGAGTATTTGCTTCAAACGCAAGTGGAAAATCATCTTTGATGGATGCTTTGAGTTTTTGTATCTTTGACAAGTCTGCCAGAGCCTTTAAGGCATCTCAGATAATCAACTCCGAAAAAATGTCTTTCAGTTGTAAGTTCAATTTTGAAATTAATGGCGTTGATTATTTTATCGAAAGAAGTGGCGCCAGAGATAAGAAGGGAAATGTAAAAGTTGAGGTTAATTTTTACAAGATGGAAAAAGACGAAAAGGTTCCTCTTAACGCTGAAGCTCGTAGGAGCACAAACGAAATCATTCGTGATTATGTTGGAACCTATGATGATTTTATTTTGACCACTCTCTCACTTCAAGGTAACGGTGGGTCGTTTATCGACATGGGCCAATCGGAAAGAAAAGAACTTCTATCACAGTTCATCGGATTGAATTTATTTGAAAAATTGGCCCTCATTTCTTCTGATAGAATCAAAGAAATTTCAGGAGCAATTAAAGCTTTCAATAAAGAAGACAATACAAAGAAATCAGCCGATATGGCTAATGAAATTGACATGCTTCAAGGGAAACTTGCTGATTTGACGAAGAGTATTACTACTACAAAAGATTCGTTGTCAACCACCACCAATCTTATCAACGAAGAATCAAAGAAGATTGTCAATTTGGTGAGTGTTCCTGCCAATGTAGAATCGTTGAACAGTGAGAAAGAAACTCTCACAAAAACAATTAAGCAAAATGAGGCATTGTCCGAATCAATACGCTCTGAGATTCCCGATTTAAAATCCATGATTCAAGATAGAAAAGATTCCGTAACAGGTTATAATTCGGAAAATCTTGATGAAAAAGAAGCTGAGGCAAACAGTATATTATCCATGAAGGATAAGGCTGACCGTGGTATGGAGAAATTGAAGACTCTCGTCCAAGAAAAGATAAAAAAATTGGAGCACCTCGATAAACATCAATATGACCCAAATTGCTCATATTGTATGGACAACATTTTCGTTAAAGATGCTATCTCCACGAGAGAGAGTTTGAACGCTGATAAAGAATCCGCTAAGAAGCTTATTGAATCTATTTCCGAATACAAGGTAAGATTAGCCGAATTAGAACCGTTTAGACAGAAGAAAATTTCTCGTGACCAGTTGGTTGCTGAACTGCCTGTGTTGGAAAATAAGCTGTCCACCAGAGAATTGAAACTCAACAGCTTGGTTTCATCCATTGAAAAATCCAAAGCAAGAATTTCTGAAATTGAATCTGATATAGAACTGTATGAGAAATCTAAAGAAATCATCGAAGTAAACAAGTCGGTTCGCTTGACATTGGAATCCTTGAATCAGGAGCTAAAGAACAAGACAATTGTATTGAAGAAAATGGAAGACGAATATATTAAGGATTATGCGAGAATGACTTCAATTTCAGACCAAATTCAAACAATCAAAACACGAATTGAAGAAATTGAATTATTTGAAAATGAGTTCTCCGCGTTTGAATATTATTCTCAGGCAATTGGACCAAACGGCATTCCTTATCAAATTATTTCAGATGTAATTCCTCAGATTGAAGTCGAAGTCAATAACATATTGACTCAAATTGTAGACTTTGGAATGTCAATTGAAACGGACGGAAAGAACGTTAACGTATATATCAATTACGAAGATAAGAAATGGCCTCTTGAATTGTGTTCAGGTATGGAAAAATTTATTGCTTCGTTAGCTTTAAGAGTTGCTCTTATTAACGTAAGCAATCTACCGAGAGCGAACTTCATGGTGATAGATGAAGGGATGTCGGCATTGGATTCCACTAATATGCCAATGATGGCCGCCTTTTTCAGTTACATGAAAACAACCTTTGAGTTTGTTATTATAATAAGTCACTTGGATGTGATGAGAGACATGGTTGGAAAGCAACTAGAAATAACAAAAAAAGACGGATTTTCTTACATAAATATTTGATTGTCGTTACTTTTATGTTATTACATTTATACTTATAAAGGAGGAAACATGGGAAGAAAAAAATTATATCATACAAAGGAAGAAAGAAATGAATGTAACAGAAGAAAATCTAAAGCATATTATGATAGAAACAGGAAAAAAATTTGCGAAGATAGAATGCAGCGATATTGGAAATTTAGAAAAAAGAAAATGTGCTAGGTGCCAGTCGGTTGTTGATTACAAATATTATATTGATTATCTTCGAGCAATAAGAAAGAATACTAAATGCAAAAAATGTGCGTCTATAGGTGTTAATTCTGGAAGAATACCATCAATTGAAACTAAGCGAAGAATGTCACGTTCCCAATTGGGAAGAAAACATTCAGACGGAACAAAAAAGAAGATGTCGGGAAAAGGAAATGGAATGTTTGGAATTTATAGATGCGGAGAAGACAATCCTTTCTATGGCAAAAATCATTCAGAAAAAAGTAAAATAAAGATGAGAAAGGCTGCATTAACTCGAGCCTTGTTGAAAGGTGGAGCTAACGTTGGTAAAAAATGAATCCGAATATTTTACTAAAATGGAAATGGAGTTTGATTGGAATGGAATTTTTTATGGAAAAAATGGAATTCAATATGTCTTGACAGAGTTTGGATATTCGCTTGATTACTACGAGCCAATCAAAAATATTGTTGTAGAATATGATGAACCCAGACATTATGTTAGAAATGAGTTGAGACAAAAAGATGTGAAACGAATGGACAATATAAAATCTTTGCTAAAATGCAAATTTTTGCGGTATAATGAAAAGTCTGGAGAACTAAAAGAGTATTGATATAGATTACCAAGGAAAACGGATTCTCCAAGATTGATAACTCAAAGTAACCGATATTTATACCATAGTAGTATATACTATGGCAAATATAGGTGAAATTCAATCCAGCATAAGCATTTTTGACCCTCCCGAACTATCGGTTGAGTCGAGAATCTATTCATTGATGCACAGACCGTTGTGCGGCAATAAACTTGAGTCTGGAAGTTTTTATGGTGTTGCGGTGAATCCAACACACGGAACTAAAATAAGTTCAGCGCCGGCCAACACTGAATATTCGATTTTCTCTAAATCAGGTGCTTCTTTTTCGTCCTCAATGGTTGGAGCGTTGATTCGTTTTTCCAATCTTGATATTGATTCTCTTTCTTATGCAAGTAAAAATGGAAAATCAAGCACGTTTGTTGGAACAACAAACACAGATTTTATTGCAAAAATCAAAGAAGTAAACACATCTACTTCATTAAGAATTGACAAACCAATTGTAATTTCAAATGTTTCTCTGGAAACTGGAGCTAAGAGGGAAGACTCTCCATATTTTGAAAATTTTGAAGAGTATTATGTTACGAATATTAAGAACGGTTCTTATGAGATAGTTCATTCTCCAAGAATTGATACATCGTTAATGACCAATTCGTTGAGAGTTAGTTCGCTGGTATCCCTAACTTTCAAAAATCTAAAGGTGTCTTCTTCTCCCGACACATTCAGGATATTGAAGAGGAGTTCAAATACTCCTGAAAGTTTTGTTACAATGGCTACAGGAAGGGTTGAACCAAAAGAGTTGTTTTTGACAAACAACGCAAATGTAGATTTCATCAATGGTGGAAAGTTTTATACATCCTTACACGCTCAAACCTATTGGCTAGCGTCAAGTGGATTAACTTATACCCACACACCAACCATATTGATTGATTCAATAACATTGAACACGGCCGGTGCTGCAAATGATTCGGAGACTGCCTACGTCATCTATAAAGAAAATTCTGGAGAAGTTGGACGAAATTCCACATACGTTCCAAACACCTACATAACAAGCTCCGCCTGGTATACTTCTCCACAGCTATTTCCAAACTTTGAAAAAGAACCAAATACGTATTATAGTTGTTCAGTTGCTAGCCCAAGATTGTTGCCATATACGAGCTCAATCGAAGTTGTGAACAACGGAGCCATATTAAACAGCAATCCTCTGAAACTTTTGAAGAACACCTTGTATCAATTTTCTATCGATTGGGCAAACATCAAACCAATAGACTCTGATTACAAAGTTTCGATATATTTTGTGACCACGACTATACAGGGGTCTACTCAAAAATTACTTCTTGGCGAACTAGACAAGGATACAGCAACTACATATAACGGAACTTATATCAACAAATTTTACGCAAATAAAACAATGTTTGGAACAGTGATTATTGTTCCAAAGAGAATCAATACAATTGCTATAGCAAACGTTTCTATGAAGGCCTACAAGGACATTAATTACGCATTGGATTCTTTTATCGTTGATATTCCATTTACTCCACTTCTTCAAAATGAAAAAATTGAAATAATAGGAGAATTATTTGATTCGGTTGGAAGTTATTGTGCAGAACCCATCAAAACTCATTTATATGCCGACCCTCAAGGATGGACAGAGCAGTTGGTAGGAACTGTTATCGGAGATATTTTAATTGACGGAGGAACCCCATAATGGGAATGACAATTCAAGTTCGTAGAGGAACAGCAGCAGAATGGATTTTTGTCAATCCGATATTGCGTCTTGGAGAACAAGGTATTGAAACCGACACACAGAACATAAAATTCGGTGATGGAGTTAGAACCTGGACAAGTCTCCCATACACAGTAAATGTTCCTTTGATAAACGCAATGACCAGCTCAATTGCAGCATTGACTGGTTCGGTAGAAGCGTTGTCTTCGTCAAATCAAAATATTCAATTTGCCACGGCATTAATATCTGCTAGCTTTGTATCAACTTCAGCATCGTTTACAACAAACCTTGCCAATGTTTACTCTTCTATAAACGCTACGTCAGCGTCGTTGAATTTTGCCACTCAGTCGTTTAATTCTTCGATTCAAAATGTGTCTTCGTCCTTGGTAACGACTGTGGAGGCTGTCTCATCGTCGTTTTCATCGACGTTCACCGGAAATTCTTCTTCGTTTTCTTCGGCTAATGAACTTCTATCATCTTCGTTTTCTACAGCTAATACGATTTTATCCTCATCGATTTCTCAGTCTTTAGCTTCAATAACGTTTAACGTAAGTTCAATTTCATCGTCGGTAAACATTTCGTTGGCTTCTCTATCGTCTTCGTTGACCGTCACGAATTCTGCTATATCCTCCTCAACATCTGCAGCGGTAACGTCATTGTCCGCATCAGATTCAACGGCTAGAACGTCTCTGTCTTCGTCCTTGACAGCAACAAGCTTAGCGGTGTCGTCTTCGACTTCTATAGCATCCACGGCCATATCTTCTTCTCTTTCGTCGGTGAGCATAAACTCAACAGAGACATCAGCATCATTAGTTACTATTTCATCTTCATTGGCAACCGGGCTGTCTGTTCTTGGAGCAGCTGCTGGAGCGTCCGCTTCGCTATTAACAACCGTTTCTAGCTCATTGACGGCAATTACTACGACCACTTCATCGTCTCTCTCAATAGTCAGTTCGTCGTTATCGAGATTGTCGGGAAGTGTAATTATTCAATCAAGTTCTCTGTTAAATCAATCCGCATCCATTAGCACGGTTCAAGGAACGATAATAACAAACAGTTCTTCTTTTGCTGGTAGAGCAGATTCAATTTCGGCCACAACCACCACCACATCAGCGTCATTGGCTGCATCCATGACAACGATGCAAGGAGTTTTCACAACCCAATCAGCTTCTCTAGCTTTGCAGATTACGTTGTTGTCTGGTTCTTTCTCAACCAACTCAGGTTCAATTGAAACACAAGTTTTGAATATTCAACAGCAGTTGACTGATACATCATCATCTCTTGCTTCACAATTCAACAATCTTTCATCAAGAGTAACCACAGATTCTTCATCTCTTGCAGCGTCGATAACCTCAACAAATTCGACCCAGACGACCTTTTCTCAATCGATGGCATTGAAGACGGATAACATAAATTCTTCTTACCTAGCCGCCTCAGCATCATTGAGTTCATCAGTTGGTTCTCTCACAACCACAATTACGAATAATTCATCGTCAATTGCTGCTGTGTTCACAAGCCTAAATAGCTCATATTTAGCCGCCTCATCTTCACTTAGTTCTTCCGTTGGTTCGTTGATTACAACCGATACCAATAATTCAAGTTCGATGGCTCTCCGTGTAACAACTTTGAATAGTTCTTATACAACAGCATCATCTTCATTTAGCTCTTCGATTGGAAGTCTATCCACCACGATAACAACGAATTCAGCATCCGTCGCGTTGGTTGTATCAAATCTAAATACATCTTACACAGCGGCATCTTCTTCATTCAGTTCCTCAATTGGTTCATTAACGACAAGTGTAACGACAAATTCTAGTTCAATTGCTCTTGTTGTATCCAATCTCAATAGCTCTTATTTAGCCGCGTCATCGTCACTAAGTTCATCAATTAATACATTGAGTTCGACTATAGCCACAAACTCAAGTTCCGCGGCAATTGTTGTAACGAGTTTGAACAGTTCCTTTACTGCCGCATCATCGTCGTTTAGTTCTTCGATTGGTAATCTTTCAACAACTGTAACAACGAATTCATCTTCAATTGCGTCTGTATTTACGAGCCTCAATAGCTCTTATCAGGCAGCATCATCGTCGTTTAGTTCTTCGATTGGAACCTTGGCGACAACGGATACTAACAATTCGAGCTCTATGGCGGCCAGAGTCACCACATTAAACAGTTCGTATGTGGCCGCATCAGCGTCATTCAGCTCATCGGTTGGTTCTCTTACAACAACGATTACAACAAATTCGGCATCTGTGGCTCTAACTGTAACAAACCTGAACAGTTCGTATGTGGCCGCTTCTGCTTCGTTTAGTTCATCAGTTGGTTCTCTCACAACCACAATTACGAATAATTCGAGCTCAATTGCGGCTGTTGTTTCCAACCTCAACAGTTCATATACAACGGCCTCTTCTTCTTTCAGTTCTTCGATTGGTGGATTATCTACAGCAATTTCAACGAACTCTAGTTCAATTGCTCTATCCGTTACGACATTGAATAGCTCGTATTTGGCCTCTTCTTCTTCGTTTAGTTCTTCGATTGGTAACTTGTCAACAACAATTTCTACCAACTCAAGCTCAATCGCCTTGAGAGTATCGACACTTTCCGCATCATATATCGGACTAGATTCTGCATCAATATCTGCAAACATCACAAACGTTCAGCTGGCACAGACAACGGCATCGTCATCTCTGGCCGGAAGAATTGACACGTTATCATCCACACAAACAACCAATTCATCCTCATTAGCTGCATCAATAACAACCGTTTCTTTGGCTGCTACAACAGCGTCATCTTCAGCTGCTTCTAGATTGGATGGAGTCGCTTCAACCGCGACCAGCAATTCATCTTCGTTGGCAGCTTCTATAGTAACTACGAACACAACGTTAACAATAACGTCATCTTCATTAGCCACAAGAATCACTTCCACTAGCGGCTCTTTGGTAAATGCTTCTTCTTCTTTAGCAGCCTCAATTGTAAGTCTATCATCAACTGTTATAACCAACTCTTCATCAGTGGCGGTTCGTGAAGATAGTTTGGCATCAAGTATAGCATTGGCATCATCTTCGTTATCTTCAAGTATCGGAGTAACACAAGGAACTATAACAACCGTTTCTCAGTCATTTGCTGTTTCTGAAACGGCGTTAAGAAGTTCCGTTACGGCCAATTCCTCATCCGCTGCAGCGGTTATAACCACCTTACAAGCTACAGTAACCACAAATTCTTCATCTGCTGCGACTAGATTGGATACTTTGGCGTCGAGTATAACAACCGCTTCATCTTCTTTGGCGGCAAGTATCACAACCACTCAAGGAACCGTTGTATCAAATTCATCGTCTTTGGCTCAATCCATATCTACACTCAGTAGTTCGACAGCAATTGCGTCAGCTTCTTTCGTATCAAGTATAATTTCTGTTCAAGGTTCGTTAACAACAACCTCGTCCTCGTTAGCTGGAAGAGTCGATTCACTGTCAGCCTCAACAACCTCAGCTTCAGCCTCATTGGCAGCAAGTATTGTTACAACTCAAGCAGCGGCTACGACTCTAAGTTCGTCCGTTTCTACGAGAATAACAACTTTAAGTGCAAACGCTATATCAGATTCTTCTTCGTTCTCATCACTGATAACCACTCAAGCTGGAACAATTGCGTCAAATTCATCATCAGCAGCAACGGTAGCGACTACTCTAAGTGCTTCGGTAGTCACAAATTCTTCATCATTAGCTGCAAGTATAACAACGGTTAACTCTGCTGTGGTGACTAATTCAGCTTCGTTTACAACAACAGTCAATGCTCTAACCTCTACGGTCAACAACAACGCTGCTACCGTTTCTACTTTAAATTCGACTGTTACCACAAACTCGTCCTCAGCAGCGGCGAGAATGGATACAATTAGTTCAAATGTAACAACCAATTCATCCTCATTAGCCGCATCAATAACAACCGTTTCTTTGGCTGCTACAACAGCGTCATCTTCTGCCGCGGGAAGATTGGATAGTATCAGTGCAACTTACACAAGCGGTTCAGCCTCCTTGGCTGCAAGTATTGTAACCACTCAAGGCACCATAACGACCGTTTCTCAATCATTTGCCACATCGGAAACGGCTATAAGAAGCACAGCGACAAGCAATTCGTCATCGTTCTCAAGTGCCATAACCACTACGAACACAACAGCCACAAGCACATCGCAGTCTTTGGCTGGAAGAATTGATACGTTGAGTTCAACGGTAGTAACCAATTCAGCATCATTTTCATCATCGTTGGCTATAACAAATGCAACAGTTACTAATGTTTCGTCTTCGTTCGCTGTGTCCGAAACAGCTATCAGAAGCGCAGCGACGACAAATTCAGCGTCATTCTCAAGTGCTCTGACTACGACAAATTCAACTGTAGTTTCCAATTCGTCCTCGGCCGCTTTGAGAATGGATGTAATTAGTTCTACATACACCAGCGGCTCGGCTTCTCTGGCAAGTTCAATAGTAACTACTCAGGGAACAATAACAACAGTTTCTCAATCATTCTCAACTTCAGAAACTGCTCTACGAAGCTCTGTAACCACGAATAGCTCGTCATTTTCTTCGAATCTCACATCAACCAACGTTACAGTTGCAAGTAATTCTTCCTCCTTAGCCGGAACAATTACAACGGTTAGTGCATCCGCAACTACCGCTTCGGCTTCTCTAGCGGCCGGTATAGTAACAGCCAACTCTACAATAATTTCGAATTCAGCATCATTTGCCGTTTCTGAGACTGCCATCAGGTCAACAGCCACAAGTAATTCGTCTTCACTGGCCGCTTCTATAGTAACACTTGGTGCCACAGTTACTTCAAATTCTTCGTCTTTTGCTATATCGGAGACAGCAATTAGAAGCTCAGTAACGACCAATTCATCTTCATTTTCAAGCGCAATAACTTCAACGAATTCGACAATATCATCGAATTCCTCGTCTTTTGCTACAACAATAACGTCTCTTTCATCTACTGTAAATAACAATTCTGCCTCAATGGCAACAATTGCTAACACGGTTGTATCCAATTCTTCTTCGGCCGCTACAAGAATGGATACAATCAACAGCAGTGTTGTAAACAACTCTTCTTCGTTCTCAAGCACGTTCACAACTTTAAAGGGAACCGTCACAACAAACAGTTCGTCGGAAGCGTCGAGAATGGATACGATGACGGCAACGGCTACATCAAATTCATCTTCTCTAGCATCCACAATAACAACTCTTCAAGGAACAGTTGTATCAAATAGTTCATCAGCAGCTCAATCAATATCAACGGTATCTGCTGTGGCAAACAATGCTTCGGCCAGTGTAAGCGTAACCTCAACAGCTGTAGCCACGTTGAGTGGCTCTGTAGCATCTGAGTATGTATTGAACGTAACTGCTGGAAACAGAGTGGCTGGTTTCCGTTTGACAAATGCTGGTGGAGCAGGAAGTGCGTCAGCTTTTGTTATTCAAGTTGATAAATTTCAAATAGTAAATGCTTCCGGAACCCAAAACACAGCACCATTTACAGTAGATGGAGCTGGAGTTTATATGGACCAGGCATACATTAGAAACATCGATGCTTCTAAAATCAATGCTGGAACTGTAAACGTTTCTCTTGTATTAAATGCTGCTACAATAAATGCTGGAAATGTATTCGGTTCTGCTATCAACGGTGGACAGCTCGTAGTTACAAATGGTGGTAATGTAAATCTAGCATATTCAAACTTTGAACAGAATCCAACCGGAAGTGTTGACCAGGGTGGTATTGGATTTGAAATTGGAGGATTACAAACATCTTATACTCAATTTCCAACTTGGATTGATTTCCACTCAACGAATAGACTTCTTGATGGTGAATCTCGCATTTTGAGAAGAGCTGGTAAAGACGGACACTTTGACTTTATACAATCCGGAACGGGGTCGTTTAGATTCTACTCAAATAGTGCATTTTCTTCTTCGGGAGTTTTCTCAGGAAGCGTTGAAAGATTTAGAATAACAACTACGGGTGTATCAATTGATGGCGGAACAACTCTGATTGGAAGCAATTCAACAGGAAACAGATTTATCTCAACTTCAGCTCCATCAGGAGGAAGTGATGGAGATATTTGGTATCAATACAGTGTGGTCCCGGCGACACCTACACCTACACCTACGGCAACTCCTACTCCAACGCCTACGCCTGGAGCTCCAACTCCTACTCCGACACCTACGCCTACTTCTACGCCTGGACCAACTCCAACACCTACTCCAACACCTACTCCAACACCGACACCAACGCCTACTCCAGTTCCGTTGTCAGTCACACTTAACCAATCTTCATTGTTTGCTGGATGTTATACAGCTGGAGGATATTGTGAAAATGATACCGCTTCTGTTACAGCAACTCCTCACAATGGGGTTGCTCCATACACATATCTATGGACAGGTCCGGCCGTTTCTCCAACATCTGCTACGACCAAGTTCCGTGTTGGTATCTCATGTCGAGACGATTACACAATTCCTGTTGAAGTCACCGTCACTGATGCTAACAACAATATAGCAACTGTTGGAATCGATATTATAGTTCAAGACAGTTACAATGGACTTTGCCTATAATGTATGAGTTATCCTTCAAAGCATCAGGCTCTTATCAATACGTGGATGAGTCTTTCATTTGACCGTTCTTGGGGAAGAACCGCTCCGTTGGGTCAATTCCGTTCAACTACTTTGTTTGTTGAATTGAGAAGAGCATCAGATGCTTCGTATGTAACGGGCGCAACAATCATTCTTGAAGCGGACAATACCTAATTATAATGGTCTATTCTGAATTCTGTATATATTTATTTGTATGGAAAAAACAATCTCACTTCAAGAATTAATTGAAATCAAAAAGAATTATCAGACTCAACAGAGAAACGCTGCTAATACTGCAATTGCCATAGAGGGAGCGATTCAATGTGTGGATAGTCTAATTAAGTTAGCTATGTCTCAGCCAGAACAAACTCCACCGAAGTCAGACCCTATTTAATATTTATAGTCATGACGTTATCCGACAGTTTGATTGAATCTCTAATTGAGGAAATGGGCGCTGATAAAGTTGTCGCTATTTATCCTGGACGATTTCAGCCTGCGGGCTTACACCATTTTGAAACGTATAAATGGTTAGTATCGAAATTTGGAGCCAACAACGTATTCGTCGCTACATCAAATTTAACCGACCCAGCGAAGAGTCCGCTTAATTTTGATGATAAAAAGAAAATTTGGATGAAGTATGGAGTTCCTGCAAATAAAATTATTCAAACAAAGAGCCCATATTCAGCTGTCGAAATAACGGAAAAACTAAGCGATGACACAGCTATTGTTTTTGGATTTGGTGAAAAGGATGCTGGTAGACTGGTAATTGGAACGAAGAAAAGCGGCGAGGCCACCTATCTTCAAGATTATGAGAAAAACAAAAACAATTTACAAGGTTTCAAAAAACATGGATATGTTCTCACGTTACCACACACTTCTATTAAGGTTTCTGGTAGAGAACTAAGCGGAACGGAAATACGAAATTTAATAGCCACACAAAATTCTCCGACTTTATTTAAACAGATATTTGGATGGTATGATTTAAAATTGTCAGATTTGATGTTTAAGAAATTTAGCCAATCAGAAAAAAAGATTCCTCTGAAAGAAGGTGGAAACATGTTTGACCAAGGAGTGTCGCAGGTCAAACAAAGTAATTTAGATTCCACGATTTCTCATACCCTCGAACTATATGGTTTGGACAAAATTCAATATTCGAAAATCGGCAATCATCAAAAAGATATTATGGGCGATATTGACATCGCTATTGATTCAGATGAATTAGCAAAGTTTTTAAAAGTAAATCCAACCAAAGAAGAATTGTTTCCAGCGATTAAGGCTTATTTCGAAAAAATTGGAGCACCAAAGTCGTTTGTTTTTGCACCAGGCCTAAATCAAATTCATTTATTGGGCATTGCTCAACAACCAAATGGATTTCCTCAAGAATTTGTTGGAGCGGACAAAGAAGACGCCACACCATTTGTTCAACTTGATATAATGTTGGGAAAAAGAAATTGGAGAGATAAACTGTATAGTGGAGCTCCAGGTAGTGAATATAAAGCAAAGTATAGAAATCTTTTCATAATGGAAATATTCGCTCAATTGATTGAAGATGAGGGCTCAATTGAAGGAGTTAAACAGAAATACATGCTGACCCCAGGAGAAGGTTTTTATCTTCAAAAATTTACACTCACTCCAAAGGGTAAAAGAAAGGAAATTTCAAGAGAATTCAAATCCGACGATATGAATTTTGTCTCTAAATTTCTATTTGGTGACGATAAATCGTTCTCCGACATTGATACCTTCGAAAAAGTCTACGCACTGTTCAAGTCGAATTCATTTAAGTTTCCCGAAATAAGAGATAAAGTAATTCAGGGATACAAAGAAAGCATATCTGCCCACACAGACTCAAAGAATCCGAGTTTAACAGAAGATAAGATTTCTATTCAAAGATTTCATGGAACAAGTGAAATGTCTGACGGAGCTTTCCTTAGATTTCTTCAGAAAATTCAGCCTCTTGTAAAGTCGGGAAAATTGGATTTGTCAGTCAACGATAATGTAAGCGTCACTGAAAAACTTGACGGTTCACCATGTATGTTTGGATTAAATCAATCCGGAAAATTCTATCTCGAATCAGCGAATAGCGGAGAAATAACTGTAGATTTAGCGGAACGATTCAACAATCCATTTACTTCACATTTTTATCAAGCACTACTGTTTTTGAATAGTTATGTTCCGTTCCAAAGGAGATTACAGGCCGCCTTTAAGCAATATGGATTTTTCAAAATAACATCAGAAATGTTTCCGGTATTGACTCACAAGGGAAATGAATTCGGTGATGTGGTGTTTGCTTCAACTAAATATAATAGAGCAAAATTGGGAAATAAAGGAGCATTTGTTTGCTTTGGAGCTGTGAGTAAGGATGGAGATACAACATCCGATGGAATTCTAAATATGATAATCAACACCGAAGACCCGGAGTGGAAGGTGTATAACATTTTACAACATGGAAATCTTTCAAGAGAGGGTCTTGTATTCGATTTCAGTGGAGTTCAAGATTTCATTGAAGACCCTAAAAAATTAGCTGGAGCTATGACATTATTGAGGTCGAGGAAGGATACACCGGAGAAGCTCGCCCTCAAGAAGATGATATTGACCATTAGAAAGCAATTGCAAGGCTCATTGAATCAATATGCTGAGAAAATCAATTCATTCCTATCTCATGGCGACGGAAAATATCCAGTTGAAGGGGTTGTGATGAAAATAAGGCTTCCAGACGAAGATATTTTTATAAAAGGAACTTCGGAAATATTTCACCAAATCGCTGAAAAAACCTGGGGAACTAGAAAAGCTCTTGGAAACTTGGAAAAAGTATTGGATGGAGAATTTTTGAAGAATGTGTTTGGATTTAAAACCACGCATGCCGCTACTATAAACAAGGCTATCCAATCAGCTAGACAAACCGTTGGGCCTGGAACAGATGAAGTCACTTTAAATAAAATAGCATTGGCTGTATTTGCAGAGCTCAGAGAAAATGGAGACAGACTTGATTCGGAAAATATTCGCAAAAGAGCAAGCGATGCCGTAGCCACATCTTCAAAAGAACTGTTGGATACATTAAAACAATGGGAAAAAGTAAAGCCAACGGTTGACCCAGACACCGCTGAAAAAACTGACCAACAAATAAAGTTTGTGGTAGATAAATTTAAGAAACTCAAAGAAGCCATTGGTTCTACCAATTATAAGGGAGTAAGTTACATCATTTATCTATTGAGGTTTTTGTTAGATAAAAAAATAACCAATTCGGGCGATAACCTCTAAGTTTTCATATATATAACTACACGGTTGTAACTATGAAACACGCAAAAAATAAATCGAATATTGAGATGGTTCAGCAATACTTGAACGGCGAAAGGCCGATTACTCAAGTGGGCTATGAAGGTGTGGAGGATAATTCCACACGAAAAGAAGGAGAAATTTGGACCGATTCTAAGGGTAAAACTTGGATTCAAAAGTCTTATGGAAAGACCTCTCACACTCCAATTATGGACATTGTTCGTGAAGAGACAAACGTTCGATGCACTTCTTGTAAAAAAGAAATTCGTTGGGGAACCAAACAGGATGAAAAAATGTTCTCAAAGACGGGCATGTGTCTTGATTGTTTGGTTGAATACGAAACGCGATTGAAGCTTGAAGGCAAGTGGGCGGCATATGAACAAAAGAAACTGTTTGAAAATGAGCTCGGTTATATCTTGGACATAAAGGCGAAAGTTAAGGATGGTCTTGAATACATGAAGACTACCAAAGTCTTAACCTTCGTTAATTCAAACGGTCTCGTTGAAGAATGGAACGATGTTCGTAGAAATGACTTATTGAAGTCCTTGAAAAAAGACCACGTTCGTTGTTTGAAAGAAGTTAAAAGACTTACAGAAGAAATCGAGAAACTTAACGTTATTTTGAACAAATGAATTTGTCGAAAGAAATTCCAAGAGAGGAATTAATACTTGCTCTCGCAGAGAAAGCTTTGAGGTCAGTTGGAAATCCAACCGGAGCTTGTGGAATTATTACATCAAAAATAATTGACCTTTTAAAAGAAAAAAATATTAAATCGATACACGTTATCGGAGGTTTTAGATTGGATAATCCAGACGCATTCAAATACATGGAATATGATGATGAAAGTGGACATGATGAATACCAAGTAAACCACGACTGGGTAGAAGTTGATGATAAAATTTTAGATGGTAGTATTAGTCAATTTTCACCAAGCGTAAATGAGGCTTTACCAAGAATTTTTTTTGGAACATATGATTCTAAAATAGGTAATAGATACGAACAACTCGGTCATGGCTAATCCAGAAAATACAACCAAAAATCTCAAAAATATAATGAGGTCGGAATTTGCACGATGTGCAACCGACCCTTTGTATTTTATGAAGAAGTATGTTAAGATTCAGCACCCTGTGCGTGGAACTATACCATTCTTGACATATCCTTTTCAAGATGAAACACTAAAGGATTTTAGTAATCATAACAAGAGTATTGTGTTGAAGTCTCGTCAAATGGGAATTACAACCCTTGTATCAGCTTACGCTTTATGGTTGATGACCTTTCATTCTGACAAGGAAATTTTGTGTTTATCTATTACACAGGAAACATCAAAGTCCATTGTTACCAAAGTTAGATTTGCTAATGACAATTTACCATCTTGGTTGAAGCAGAAAATTGTAATCGATAACCAACTCTCTCTAAAGTTGGGAAATGGTTCTCAAATCAAAGCAGCTTCATCTTCTGGTAGCTCTGGTCGTTCGTCCGCTTTGTCTCTTCTAATCATTGACGAAGCTGCATTTATTGATGGCGTTGAAGAAATTTGGCTGTCCGCTCAATCAACACTATCTACCGGAGGTAAGGCTATCATCCTTTCGACGCCAAACGGTGTTGGTAACTTCTTTCACAAATTGTGGATTGAATCAGAACAAAGTGAAAATGATTTTAAGAGAATAACTCTTCCTTGGCATTTGCATCCAGAAAGAGACAAAGCGTGGAGAGATAACCAAACCAAACTTCTCGGAGAGCGTGGAGCATCTCAAGAATGTGATTGCACATTTTCTACTTCAGGTAATACCGTTATCGAAATTCCTGTATTGGATTGGTATGAACAAACACACGTTAAGCCTCCAATTGAAAAGCGTGGAATAGATAAGGGATATTGGATTTGGGAATACCCAACAGCCGGCAAATCATACATGGTTACAGCAGACGTTAGTAGAGGAGATGGAACGGACTTTTCAGGAGCCCAAATCATCGACATTGAATCAATGGAACAAGTATCTGAGTATAAAGGAAAAATACCAACCAAAGACTTTGCTCGAGCTCTCATGTCTATGGCAACCGAATACAACATGGCTATTTTGGTGGTAGAAAATGCCAACGTTGGTTGGGCCGTCATCCAAGAAATTTTGGACAATGAATATCCTAATCTATTTTATAGTTCAAGCGACCTTCAATATGTTGACGTTGAAAGTCAAATGACCAATAAGATAAACAGTGCCGAAAGAAAGATGACACCTGGATTCACCACAAGTAATAAAACTCGCCCTCTCATTATTTCGAAATTGGAGAGTTATATTAGAAACAAGGAATTTATTATACATTCTTCTAGACTGATTGAAGAATTGAAAGTGTTCATCTGGAAGGCATCTGGAGTTACTTCTAAGGCTGAAGCTATGTCTGGTTACAACGATGACCTTGTGCTGGCAGCAGGAATAGCAATGTGGATAAGAGACATCGCCTTGAGGCTTAGAACAGAGAGTGAGGCTATATCAAAAATACTTTTAAGCAAAATTGGTTCTTCAGCAACAGCAGAAGGGCAGAAGCCTTCGTCTCGTCTACCAATTATGGGCGGCAATATTTACGGTGTTCAAGTTGACCCTTGGAAAATGAACGTTGGATTGAAAGACCATACCAAAGAGGATTTGCGTTGGTTACTCTGATAAAAGAACGTTGGGACAATATTTATAGTTAGCGGACTTATATATATATCATTACACCTTATGGCAGAACAAAAAGACTTATTTTCAAAGCTGAAGAAGCTGTTTTCTACGGATGTAATTGTTCGTAATATTGGAGGAAAGAAACTCAAAGTAGTTGATACCGATGAAGTCCAATACGCTACAGATAAAAACAGCCTACGCGATAGATTTAATCGCTTAAGAAGCTCAACCTACAATCTTCATAACCGTGATATGTCGTTGTCATATCAATCAGCTCGTTTGGAGTTGTTTCGTGATTACGATGTTATGGACATGGACCCAATCTTGAGCAGCGCGCTCGACATTTATGCTGATGAAACTCTGGTTCCTTCTGAATTTGGTAAGGTGTTGACCATTCGCTCAAGCGACGAAAATATCAAGAAGATTTTGGAGAACTTGTTTTACGATGTTCTCAATATTGAATTCAATTTGTGGTCTTGGGTTCGTAACATGTGTAAGTATGGAGACTTCTTTTTGAAGTTGGAACTGTCTCCAGAATATGGAGTTTATGTCGTCCGTCCTCTAAGTGCTTATGAAATTACGAGAGTCGAAGGTTCCGACCCAAACAATATCAATTATGTAAAGTATCAACATGATGGTTTGGGCGGAGGTAATGAGTATGAAAACTTTGAAATTGCCCACTTCCGTTTAATTTCAGATAGTAACTTTCTACCATATGGTAAATCAATGTTGGAAGGAGCTCGTCGTGTTTGGAAACAATTGAGTTTGATGGAAGACGCTATGTTAATTCACCGTATCATGCGTGCACCGGAAAAGCGTATTTTTAAGATTGATGTTGGAAATGTGCCACCAAATGAAATAGACGGTTTCATGCAAAAGATAATGAATCAAATCAAGAAGGTTCCTTATATCGATGAAAGAACAGGTGATTACAACTTGAGATTCAATTTGAATAACATGGTAGAAGACTTTTATCTACCAGTTCGTGGTTCTGACAGTGGAACTCAGATTGAGACACTCCCTGGTATGGAATTTACTGGAACAGAGGACATTGAATATGTTCGTAACAAGATGATGGCAGCTTTGAAAATTCCAAAGGCTTTCCTTGGTTATGAAGAAGGTATTTCTGGAAAAGCTACTTTGGCTGCTGAAGATGTTCGTTTCTCTCGCACCATTGGTCGTATTCAACGCATCATTGTTTCTGAACTAACTAAGATTGCTGTTGTTCATTTGTTCATTCAAGGATATAAAGACGCCAGCTTGGTCGATTTCGAAATTGAATTATCCAATCCATCCACCATCTTTGAACAAGAGAAGTTGGCTATTTGGCAGGATAAGGTCAATCTCGCTAAGGATATGGTCGAAGCCAAGATGTTCAGCAAAGATTGGATTTACAAAAACGTTTGGAGCATGTCTAAGGATGACATTGAAGAAGTGGCCACAGAAATCATCAAGGACCAAAAAGAAACTTGGAGAATGAGCCAAATTGAAGAAGATGGCAATGACCCAGCCACCAGCAACCAAGCAATTGATGGAGATGGAAAGCCACAAGATATGGGTGGAGGTGGAGACGCACCTCCATCAGAATCGCCAGCCGGCGGAGACGAGCTTCCTGACTTGCCTGAGTTGAAGGAAGTCACTGAGGAAGATATTATGACCATTGAGGAAAAGAAAGAACGTGACCAAACGGGAAACAAAGAAAAATACTCAACCAGTCAGGTTAAAAATCGTGGAGAAGACCCACTGGGACGCCTCGAAAATAGAGCTGATACAACCTCCAATCCAATCAAACACAGGTTTAGGGGAGGTTCACCACTGTCTCTCGACGAAGAACTAAAGAGTATAAAAACCAAGTTAGAAGCTAGATTTGACAAGACAGTAAAAAAGGTAATTACAGAGAAGAAATCAATGTTGGATGAGTCCTCTCTTGTCCAAGATGACAAACCAGTGTAATTATCAAGTTTTTATCATGTTGAAACATATTTATATGTAAGTTTTCTATGGCTCCAATTAAAAAAATGAAACACTCGAAATACCGAAATAGCGGCATCTTATTTGAATTGCTGGTCAGACAGGTCACTGCCGATATTTTAAACGGTTCAGAAGACTCAAAGGCAAATTCAATCTTGCGTAAATATTTTTCCGAATCCACTGAGCTTGGAAAGGAAAATCGTCTTTATCGTATTATCTTCGAAGAGAAGGTAAAAGACAACGTTCATGCTGACCGTTTATTGGAAACGGTTATTCGTGCCAGAAAGAAACTTAACGAACAAGTCTTACTCAAACAGAAATATGAATTAATCAGTGAGATTCGTTCAAATTATCCAATTGATGATTTTCTAAAGGGTGCAATTGGCAATTACAAGCTTCTCGCCTCAATCTACAAAATTTTCGAAGAAGCCGTATCAAACGCCAATTGTGACCCAAGAGAAATCTACAAGTCTCGTAATTGTATTGTAGAATCAATGATTTCGACCAAGACTCCTACTCGTTTGATTTCTGAAGCAGAAAAGAAAGATTTAATCAAGGTCTATCAACAACAAAATGAAGAGGTTCGTTTGTTGGCTTATAAGTTGCTTGTGGATTCGTTCAACGAAAAATACAAGAATTTGAATGACCGCCAAAAGGTTCTAATCAGAGAGTATATCAACAATATAAGCAATACAAACTCTCTTCGTCAGTATATCAATCAAGAAATTCCAACGGTTCGTGGTAGAATTCTTGAACTGAAAGGTGTGGTTAAGAATGAAGTTATCAAGATTAAACTTGATGAAACTGTCAATCAATTGGATAAGATTTCAAAGGGAACATTGGTTAAAGAAAATCATGTTATGGCTCTATTACTTTCATATGAATTAATCAAAGAGTTGGAAACCATCAAAGAATAAATGAAAAAATCCGAACTATACCGATTAATCAACGAAGTCATCGCTGAAGTTTCCAATACACATGCTGTATTGACTTTGGACGATAGCAAGACTGAGCGCACAGAAGATGAATTGATTCAACTTGCTACTCAATTTGGATTAACCTTTGGTAAGGGGTCTTCTCCAGATACACTTAGTAGTGAGGCTGGCCACCCATCTTACTACAAGATGACCTTAGCTGGAACCAAAGAACAGGTTGAGAAGTTTTTAGAAGCTGCTGGGCCTGGCATCGAAGTAACTGGTGGAAATATGTTCGAAATGACCGGCACTGGAGCGGTTGCTGGCTATCAAACTCCAATGGCATTTTCTGGTAAAGGTGATGGAGAAAGAAAGAAGAAATTGGCTGCTCGTTCTATGCCAGGCGGAAAGGTAGTTGGAGAAGAAGTTACCGATTCAGTTGACGTAGCTGGTGGAGTTGTGGCTGAAGGCCGCTTCGCAAATTTCAAGAGTAGCAACATTATGAAGAATCACGCCAAGGTTTCTTATGGAATTCGTGAAGCGAAGAAGATTCTTCACGAAGTAGAATTTTTAGTATCAATCTGTGAACGATTGAAGTTGGAAACCGGTGTTGACCAATCCCAGCTATGGAAGCGTAGTAAACAAGACATTAAGGAAGTTCACTCTCGCCTTAAAAACATCGCTCGTAAAATCGAACGTATAGGAAAATAATCTATGAAATTAGCTGACCTCGCCCGCAATATTCTAAATGAAGACGGCCCAATAACGACACCAGGAGCCGCGCCATCAACAGCAGGAACTACTGGAGAAAATTTCTATGATGTTCTCAAAGACTTTCAAGAATTTGAAACGACACTCGATAAACAGACCGAAACAGCCAAAAAGGCTTTGGAAAGTTCCTTGTCGAAAAATTTGTTAAACAAGCAAGTCACACTTCGTGCGTCGAAAGGCGCCGTTGGTCAAATTGAAAAAGATTACACAATCACCGTAACAGGAGTTGGTGTATTTATGTTGAAGGATGAGTATTTCGTTGTATTGAAAGACAAAGAAAAGAAAGACTACTACGTAAACACAGCATTCAAAATCAAGGTATCGGATGCAGCTCCAGAATCAGATGATTCGAAAGTTGCTGACGCTCCTCAAGCCTCTTCGGTAACAAAACCAGAGGTTGGTCTTAAAAATACAGGCCCAATCAAATATCCACAAAACATGGGTATAGCTGGCCACAAGGTATAACATGAACGTAATCAAACAACTACTTGTAGACTTTATTCCATTTGAGATAACTCCTCAAATGTTGAGTGAGGCTAAGTCCTCAACTGGCGCATTTACCTTGAAAGGTATTTTACAAAAGGCCGGCCAGAAGAATCACAATGGTAGAGTATATCCTCGCCACGTTTTACAACGTGAGGTTGAGAAATACCAACAAATCATCAAAGAGCGCCGTGCTCTTGGTGAACTTGACCACCCAGATTCTTCCGTAATCAATTTGAAGAACGTTTCTCACAACGTTGTGGAATGTCACTGGGAAGGTGATGATGTAGTTGGAACTATCGAAGTTCTAACCACCCCATCTGGAAACATTGCTCGTGAATTGGTAAAGAACAACGTTCGTCTTGGTATCTCAAGCCGCGGGCTGGGTTCGGTTCGTCAGATGGCAGAAAACACCGTAGAAGTTCAAGACGATTTCGAATTACTTTGCTTTGATTTGGTTTCTTCTCCATCTACTCGCGGCGCTTACATGAACCTAAACGAATCTGTAGACCACAGTAAGAAGCTTGCAGAAGGGTCTGATAACAAGGCCATCGACAAGTATCTTAACATCGAAAACATCATCCGAGACATTCTTTCTGAAACTCGTTAATATTTATATCTATGAGCGACTATAAAAACAACCCAACTTTCAAAGCACTCTTAACAGAGATTGGTAGCAAATCAAACACCGGCCGCATTAACTTGGACTGGCGTGTTATTACCGAAGCAAAAAAGAAATCCCTAAAACAAGAGGCTAAAAATGAAAGACCACCAGAAGAAGAATTGGATAAAGACAATGCTGGACAAGGCGAAGAAGCTCCTGCACAACCAGCCCCAGAAGCTGGAGCCGATAGTTCTCCAAAAGCCCCAGCTGCTCCTCAACCAGGAAAAGCAACTCCTGTTGGGAAGTCCCCAGCCGCTCCTGCTCCAGAAGGTGGAGAGGAAGTTGACAAAGCAAAAGAAGACGCCCTCAAAGCGTCAGCTGAACTTGAAAAAGCCAAAGCAGAAAAAGGTGAAGCAGAAGAAGAGCTAAAAGAACAATCATACATCCACTTGGTTTCCCAGGGTGGAGTCACGTTCTTGTTAGGAAAGCTTCTTGACCACGCTTTCAAGACAAACACAATTGATTCACTTGCAACAGAAATGGTTCAAAAATTAAAGATTCAAAATCAAGAAGAGTTCCAACTCTTCTCTGACGAAATGATTCCTTTTAAGAACATTCCTGGGGCTGCTGAATTGTTGTCTGCAATGTCGGGATTGGTTGGTCAACAAGCAGCATAATAACTTACAAGGATTATAACAATGAGCGACATGAAACTAAAAAGTCTAATTGAGGGATTCGTCAATAAAAAAGATGAATGGTCAATCGAAGAAAAGAAAGCCGCCCTCGGCATGATTGGTAAATACAATGAGTATGGACGTATTCTTCGCCGTGAGCACAACCTAATGGAAATTGCACAAACTCTTCAAGAGATTGCAAAGTCCGCTGAGCGTTTTACTCTCAATGAAACTGATGAATGGTTTGATAAGAACACCGTCAGCCGTAATATGAAGGAATTGTCCCGTTGTAGTGGAGAGTTTGGTAAGTTGGCCCGTGAGAGCTATGTTGTAGAACAACGTATGGAAGCTCTTTACGAAGATATGGGCCACGTATTGAATCGTTACTTTAGCATCAATGATGAAGGTTCTATTGTTCCAAAGGTCGGAGCAGAAGAGAAAATTGACGGAAGTAACGAAGTGCCAGAAGCTAAGTAAGTGTATTAAAATAAAGAAATTTTGGATTTTTACTAAAAAATCTAACGTTTCCTATTTTCATACATATTTATAGAAATGAAAATGCGCTAACTGTTTAGTGCGAGTGACGGTAAACCACTTTTGAGGCTCTAATAGCTTCACCTTAAACAAGGAAACACTAAACTATGTCAGAACTACTAAAAGCAGCCATTGCCGACGCGAAAGCAGTCAGAGCAACCGCGCTTGCAAATGCTAGAGCAGCTCTTGAAGAGGCTTTCACGCCAAAACTTCAATCGATGTTGTCCGCTAAGCTACAGCAAGAAATTAACGACGACGAGACAGAACAAGCTCCAGTTGAAGCCCCAGCACCAGTTGCTGATGTTCCAGTTGAAGCCCCAGCTCCAATCGACGCAGCTCCAGCCGCTCCTGAGGCTGACCTCCCACCAGCACCAATGCCAGATGAAGCCGCTCCTGCTGCTCCAGCTCCTTTCGGTGACGATGAAGAGTCCCTCGATGAGTTTCAACCACTTGGCGCTGGTAATCCAGACGCCGTAAATCAAAATCAAGTTGGTCTTTTCGAAACTGAAAAGAGCAATTCCCTATCTAAGTCACCAAAGGGTGCTAAGACAGAAGACCCACAAGGAGCTTCCAAGGAAGTTTCCAAGGGATTCAAGAAAGACGACAAGAACGTAACGAAGGGTGAGCCAAAGGCTTCCACTACTTCCGCTACAGCATCTTCTGATTATAAGAAGACCGCTTCTGGTGGAAAAGAAATCAAGCGTGCTGTCTCTGCTTCTGGTGACCAAGACGGTGGTGTAGGTGTAGATGTTACCTGGAAGAAAGGTGACACAACCTCCACAAAACCATTGAAAGAAGTTGATGACGTTGACGTTGAAGTTGATGATGAATCACTCGACGAAATCCTCAAGGAACTTGAGGCAGAAGTCAACCAAGCATCAGCCGAAATGGCTGAACCAGCAGCTGCTCCAGCAGCCGCTCCAGCTCCAGTAGCCGCTTTTGAAGCAGCCGGTGCTGAAGAAGAAATCAATCTCGACGAATTGCTCGAGTCCGACGATAAGAAGGACGACGACGATAAGGAAGAGAAGAAAGACAAGGATGATGACGATAAGCCAGCATTCTTGAAAGAAAACATTTCCTTGAAGGCGGAACTAGAAGAATATCGCAACACTGTAAAGTTTTTGCGTGACCGCATCAATGAAGTTAACTTGCTCAACGCCAAGTTGCTCTACACGAACAAATTGTTCAAGTCCAGCAGCATGACGAACGAGCAAAAACTACGTGTTATCGAGTCCTTTGACCTAACGAAGTCGGTTCGTGAAGCAAAGCTCGTATTCGCTACGTTGTCTGAGTCGCTAAATTTCGGCGCTAAGGCTCCTGCACCAAAGGTTGCTCCAAAGAGCACCACGGTCAAGAGCATCACCGAAGGTCTCGCATCGAAAACAGTTGCATCAACTAAGCCGACCCAACCAGCACTTTTGAGTGAAGGCGCCCAAATGGCATCTCGCTTCCAAAAGCTAGCCGGTATCAACAAGAAATAACCCTTAAAAGGAAATATAATATATGTCAGACATTAAATCACTACTCAGTGAGACAGCGAATCCAATGATTCAGCTTATGGCCCAAACCCGCGGCCTTGTCGCAAAGTGGGAAAAGACCGGACTTCTCGAAGGAGTTAAGTCCGATATGGATAAGTCGCACATGTCGATTCTCCTTGAGAATCAAGCTAAGCAACTTATCGATGAAGCTACCCGCACGGGAACGACTTCAAACTCCGAACAATGGGCTGGCGTTGCTCTTCCATTGGTTCGTCGCGTGTTCGCAGAAATCGCTGCTAAGGAATTCGTTTCGGTTCAACCAATGAATCTCCCATCCGGCCTTGTGTTCTATCTAGACTTCAAGTATGGAACTTCACAAGCTGGTAAGCCAGCCTTCAACGCTGCTTCACTATTCGGTGGAACTGGAAACAAGTTGGGTTCGACTGATTCGGCAACGAACGGTCTATACGGCGCAGGTCGTTTCGGTTACACAATCAATGACCAATCCGTGTCATCTTCATACACATTGACCACAGCTTCGTTCGCTAACGTGAACTTCGAGCCAACACTCAGTGCTTCGTATATGGCAGGAAAGTTGTTCAACATCGCTGTTGACTTGACAGGAACATCGTTCGACGCTAACGGCGCTCGTGCGTTCACAGTTGCTTCCGCATCTGGTATCGTGGACTTCTTCCCAGCATACACATCTGTTTCCGGTAACACGGTTACTTTCGTAGTTTCTGGTTCTGGTATCCAAGCTTCCGGTGGTGCAACAGTTCAATACCACAAGCAACCAGGTGATACGTCCCGTGGTGACTTTGAAGACCAAGGCGCAGGCCTACCAAACACCACTGGTGTCGCTAACGACATTGGTATCCCAGAAGTCAACCTCGAGTTGAAGTCTGAAGCAATCGTTGCTAAGACACGTAAGTTGAAGGCCGTCTGGACTCCAGAATTGGCTCAAGACTTGAACGCTTACCACTCAATCGATGCAGAAGCAGAATTGACAGCGTTGTTGTCCGAATACGTTTCGATGGAAATCGACCTTGAAATCCTCGACATGTTGGTAACAAGCGCACCAACCGTAACAACGGAATACTGGTCAGCAGGTATCGGTAAGGAATTCAACGCTACGACAGGTCAATTCGTTGACACGGCTGTTAATCGCACCGCATATGTCAAGAGCACATGGTTCCAAACCCTAGGTAACAAGATTCAAAAGGTTTCTAACAAGATTCACCAATTGACTCTTCGTGGAGGTGCAAACTTCCTCGTCTGTTCACCAGACGTTGCTACAATCATCGAGTCCATCCCTGGATTCTCCACCAACACAGATGGTGACCAAGCTAAGTTCGCAATGGGCGTTGCAAAGGTAGGAGCTCTCTCCAACCGTTGGACCGTCTACAAGAACCCATACATGACGGATAACGTTATGTTGGTAGGTTTCCGTGGAAATAACTTCCTCGAGACCGGAGCAGTATACGCACCATACATCCCATTGATTCAAACACCATTGGTGTATGACCCAGTGAACTTCACCCCACGTCGCGGAGTAATGACCCGTTACGCGAAGAAGATGTTGCGTCCTGAGTTCTACGGTAAGATTGTTATCGGTGATTTGAACTTGGTCTAATCAACTAAGTTAGAATAATCAAAATTGTTTACATCAAAAGGGTGGTCGAAAGACCACCCTTTTTTATGCCTATTTTAAATTGACTTATAACCGTTAAATGAAACAATGTGGAATGGAACTCAAACCAAATCAAGTTTTTATATTCGGGTCCAATTCCACAGGATTTCATGGAGCCGGTTCTGCTGGATTGGCTTGCCGAGGAGAATCAAAGAATACTTGGAGACAAGATGAATGGTTTCTCAAAGCAATGAAGTCTTCTGTTGGCTCCAGTGATAGAATTGGAAAGTGGGCGATATATGGTGTTTCGAGAGGATTCCAAGAAGGAAGCTGTGGAAAGAGCTATGCAATTGAAACCATAAAGCATCCTGGAAAATTGAGAACAACGTCTTTGGAAGAAATTGAAGAACAACTCAAGATTATGTTCTTGTTTATACTAAACAATCCTCAATTTGAATTTCTCATGACACCCATTGGAACTAAACTAGCCGGATGGTCAGAAGAAGAAATGGGAAGAGTTTTTGACAAAGTGTGTCTAAATGGAATTCCACAGAATTTAATCATTCCCAAAGATTTGTATAAAAACGTTTTTTGGGAACAAACGTAGAGTTTAGAGATGAGTATTTATACTTATTCTCATGTCTAAGAAACGTTCCTTCCGACCAATCCCAACTTCAGTCAGAGTTGCTAGATGGGCAGCAATCGCCGCGGCAATAACTGCTATCGGTTCTGTTTTTAATACCGTTTGGGTTGAGAAACCTTGGTGGAAAGAAGCTCCACCGACACCAATTGTTCGTGAATCTTTGGAACGTTCCGCTCCTCCAAGAGCATATTACAGAAGTGAGGCTGGTGAAGGTTCCCCGGTTTCCGGAGCAAGAGCACCAGCATCTATTGAAGTTCCTGAAGCAATGGTTATGTCCACCGCGTCTGGGCCAGAACCTACTTTATGGGAAAGTTTTTTGATTAAACTAAAAACCCATCCAGTTTCCACTTGGCTCATCCTCGGCTCAGTTCTTATTGGAGCGATTTGGATTGGTGTAGAAATCTACGAACACTATAAAAAGAAAAAAGACTTAAGCCACTTTATTCGATAAAAATCGGTCAAAGAAGGCTGCGTTTCGATTGGTCAACTCTTTTCTTGTTCCCGAAGAATCAACATAGGTTCTTTTATATTCTCTGTTTGCCACTTCCCAGTTGTTTTTTACAACCGCTTCGGTGAATTTTGGAAATTTATTTAAACTACCCAAATTGAAGGCGAATTCCGTCAACATTTCCATCTGTTCATTTGTCAGGTCAATATCTCCGAAGTGACTGGACACATAAGATTTAACCGCTCGGGAAGCGGTCAACAAGTCGTTTTGCAACAGTTTCTCCGCATCAGCGTCAGTTATTCCACCCGACATTGAATTCACTTCGCTCGAGGTCATTTTATGACCATAACCAATTGTAGGTAAACCACCTTCGGGAGACTTGTGTGGGGTCCACAATTTACTTGATTTATTATAACCAACAAAATGTGGGTTTTCAAGAGACTTAATATAATCGATAAAATCTTGGGTAACTTCAAAGTTTTTCATTTTGGTAAGTTTGCTAAAGTCCGCTTTTGAATTATGATAGAAATTTTGTTTCTGTGAATCGGACTTGGTTACTGTTTGATGATGGGCCGGCGGAACGTGAAATTGAATTGGAGGCAAATCTACAGCCTCTTTTCTAACAAGCCTCTTTACATGTTCAGGTAATAAATCTTTGAGTAATTTCACATCTATAAATATGATTTCTCATTGACAAATGAGATTTTTTATGTGAGTATATTCAACAATGACCTCCTATACAGCTAAATTAAATCCCTCTGGTGATTTGTCTATTACAATTCCAAAAGAAGTTCTCGACCAAGTCGGAGCGGATGCAGACACAGAAATTAGATTCAAATTGACTCCAGAGAAAACTTTGGTAGTTGAATTTTTGACAGAAGAAATGAAGTTAGAACTTCCTGACGATGTTCTGACTGAATTGAATGAAATTGCTCATGAGTGTGGAATTACATTGAATGAATGTGTTCTACAGCTATTGGAAGACGAAGTGAAAGGTCACTTGCTTCCAAATTCGATTTCTCAATACGTTAGGGATTAATCCCAAGACGGTTTGGCTTTATAACGGTGCCAAATTCCAAGCTCTTTGAGAAGAGTTTCATTTGCGATTGCCACAAAATAACACGGAGAGTCCGTCCACAGTTCACGCATATCCATGTCCGGCTCTACATTGAGAATGTCTGTCTGTATTATGTTATTTGTTTGAGGGTCAACATAATCATGGAGGGCCTTTATGGTTCCACCATATTCGAGAATTGATTGAATTTTCTTGTGATAATAAGAATTGTGATAATCAGTTCCATCAAAATTTGAAACAATTTCTTGTAATTTGGTATCGCAAATTTTTAGCTGAGAAATCAGGTTGTCATAATCGTCGCCCATTTCACATTCTCTGGCTTCCAAATCTCCGACACCAATTCTAAGAATTTCTTTCATCAGGACATTTACAGCGTCCACATCTACTCCGTCATTCCCAAATACCTTTTGAGCCCCAGCTCTAAAATTTTCCCAGTTATCACGTTCTTCTCCACGAGCTATCTTAGCACCATTGATAGGAAAGACACAATACACCTTTCCATATCCACTGACACCATGTTGGTTTGTAAATAAGATTGATTTGTTTCTAAGGGGTATTCCAGCCTCTTCCCATTGACCACTTCCCTTAACAAAAGTTGTAAAGATGTTGTTGGTGTTTTTTGATTTTCTCTCTCTGTTTCTTGGGTCCAAATAATACGTTTCACCATGAAACGTTCCGTCACCTCTATAAAGCTGGACTCCATATTTGTCTTGTGAACGCTCCAAAGCATCAGAACATTCCGTTCTGATTCGCTGAATAATTTCAGCGTCTTTGTTAATTTCTTCAAGTATGGTTTTTAACTTCATACACTTTGTTTAAGCCAATCTGTAGCTATCGGATTGGTTGGGCGACTGCGAAGAAACTTATTTAATTTTCTCTGAGCAAATTCGAGATTTTCTTCAAATAAAGCTGGGTTGTCTTGAGACTGAGTGTTATCTACGATGACGAATTTATCAGAAAAATCTTCTTGATAGCGTCCAATGTTTCTACTCAACTTTTTGAATACTGTGTCGATGTATTCTGGGTCAACACGGCGGCCGGTCTGTTTGTATCTATCCAATGCTCTCTGTTTTGCCACATTTAAATCAGTATTTACATACAACATAAATGATTCATAACCAAGACTTTCCAACATTTTCTTTAAATTTCTGATTCGGTTATAATCCCAAGAAGTCTTGTCGATTATCAATCCCAAGCGTCCGTTGAGATACGTTTGTATTTGTTTATCGAGAATAGGACCGGATTTAGCCAAAGCGGTCTTATGGTCAATATCCTTGGACGACAGAAATTCATAAATTGCGTCGAAGCTAGCAATTTTCATTCCATTTCCATCTGTCAATTTTTTAACGATAGTCGTTTTGCCACTGCCAGGAATTCCAGCGGTAAACACAGCTTTAAAAATATTTGGGTCGCGTGGCCCTTCCAATAAAGTATCAGAATTCATCATCTTTCGGTTCTCCCTTTAAATATGCTTTGAAAACATCGTGTTCAGCGACCATGTAATATGGAGCAGAAGTCCATGCTTCAGAACTTGTTTCCAGTTTCAAAAATTCAGATAAAGGGGCTGACTTTATTTCGTTTATCTCTGCGTCATATACGGTATTTATGACGTTCATCAGACCTTTTTCTTTAAACAATTTTAGCAAAAATTTATGTCTTCTTGAATCATGACCTTCATCAAATAATTGATATGCGCCTTCTACATCGTTTGATTGTATCATCTTATCAAAAGATTCGACAGTTTTCAACAAGTCTTGTGCGTCAGATACTGCGGTGAGATAACAATCGCTATAAGAAACATTGAAGAATTTAGACAATGTTGAAAACATTCGGCTGAGAGTTGTATCAAAGCTTTCAATCGATGTGATGTGTTCACCGACTCCTGAGCGTATAAATCCGGCTCTATAATTGTCGTAATTATCCATACGGGTTCCCCAACCAACAACTGGGTCGCCTTCAATGAAAACAGCATTTACTGTTCCGTAATCCGCAGCATTTCCTCTATAACAGGTGAATATCAAAGACTTACTTCTACTTGGAATGTTTTTCCAAGAATCCATTGTATCGGTAATCAGTAAAGAAAAATTATTGCTATCTTTGGATTTTCTAAATCTATTTGTTGGGTCATATCTTTCATATCCATTTTGAGCCCTAGACCCTCTGTAGGCACCGTGTTTATTAAAATAACCTTCAACGGATACTGGACATCTCTCTCTTACAGCTTTGTAAAAGTCAAGCAACTCCATTCGGTTTTCATTTATGAGGTCTTTTAACAATATATGTGCCATGAGTATAATAAATATGATTCAATTACTGTAAATCATCCATGTTCCAATATTTATAGGCATGTCAAGTCCCTCTATTAATTACACCGTAGACCAAGACAGAGTAAGGTGGCCAGGCTCTGGGTCTTTTGTAGGTCCAGGCAGTGGTAGCACCCCATTTGGCTTCTTCGACGCCGACCCTCAATTCATTTATGACGCTCCTAGAGCCGCTGACTGGGCTGCAAAAAGATTGGGTTATCCAATTACTGACATTGAAATGATTGACTATAACTTCTATGCCTGTTTAGAAGAAGCGGCATTGGAATATGGAGCTCAAGTAAATCAATTCAACATTCGTAACAATATTTCGTTGCTACAAGGTCAATCAACCACCACAATTGTCACTCAAAGAAATATTCAAGGAACTAGTCTTCCTTACCTTATCCAATTGAGCAAAGCTTATGGAAGTGAGGTTGGTGTTGGTGGTTATGTTGATTGGAAGAGAGCCGGCTTTACTGCTTCTTATGGTCAACAAACCTATGACTTACAAGCGTTGGTTGGAAATGTGGTCGAATCTGGTTCAAGAATAGAAGTTAAGAGAATCTTCCACAACGCTCCGCCGGCCGCGGCTCGTATTTATGACCCATTCTCAATGACGGGAATGAGCTATTCAAATGTGTTAAATGAAATGGGATTTGCTGGTTACTCCCCAGCTACTCAGTTTTTGATGACACCAATCTTCGAAGATTTGCTTCGTATGCAAGCCATTGAGTTTAACGACTTGGTTAGAAAATCAGCATACAGTTTCGAAATTGTAAACAACAAATTAAAGTTGTTCCCAATTCCGACGATGGATAAGATTGTCTATATCGATTACATCGTTGAATCGGATAGAAATTCGGCAGTATTCACGAACGGAACAGGAACGGATACGGGAAGCTTCTCTGAAATTGGTGACTATAGCAATGTCCCATATGAGATTATTCCTTACAATAAAATCAACGAAGTTGGTAAGCAATGGATTAGAAAATATTTCCTTGCCTTGTGTAAGGAAGTTCTCGGTTCGATTCGTCAAAAGTATCAAACTATTCCAATTCCTGGAGCAGAAGTCACTCTCGATGGTGGAGAGCTTCGCCAGGAAGCTATCCAAGAAAAGACTGATTTGGTTACTCAATTGAGAGAAAATCTTGAAGCAACCTCTCGCAAAACTCAAATGGAGAACAAGGCCTTGGAGGCTCAACAGCTTCAAGAATCCTTAAACAAAATTCCTCTGTTGATTTACGTGGGGTAAATCAATGATTTCTTTAGCATCACGTTCTATATTTTTCAACATACTTACACAGGAACAGAGAACTCTCTTACCTCACGTTGGTATAAAGAAAATATTGAATCCACCACAAGCCTTCACCGCTCTGGAAATTCATTACTATAATATGTTGACAGAGCTTAAAATTGAATTCGTTCCACAATACCCTTTGTGTGGAAGATTTTATGACGCATATCTTCCAAAATACAATGTTCTTCTTGAGTTTGATGGAACTTTCTGGCACCCAAAAACAGAAGAAGAGGCAGTTTACAATCACCAAAAAAAGAGCTTTAAAGTCGATAAACTAAAAAACAAATATGCAAAAGACTACGGTATCACACTCTACAGGATTCGGGAAGAAGAACCGATAACATCTACACAACTCAAACTATTGATTGAAGGAAAACTATGAAAGGTAGATATTATTCACCAAGAGATTTAAGATTGGTAGGCTCTATCAACGCAGAATTGATGGGAGATATTATCGAAAATTTAATTGAAATTTTTAAAATCTGTCCTGAGCAAACCATAACTAACATTTACGGAGAAGCATCCGCAGCCACTGGAAAATGGTATGAGCCAGCCATCATGATTTCGACTTTAACTGAAAGACCTGAAATGGGTGCGGATTACGATGATTTTGGCCCAAGTAGAAGTCAGACCCACATTTTCAAGTTAAGAGAAAAAGCTTGCAAGGATTTGAATTTTTATCCAGAAATTGGTGACATTGTGTTTTGGAATGATAGATATTATGAAGTGGACAACGTTGTTCAGGAACAACTCTTGGGCGGACAAGCTGAAAAATCACACTCAATCATAGTGAATACACATTACACAAAGAACAGTTCTCTCAACATTGTTAAAAGAAACCCATCATAATTTATGGCATGGCGTGGCCCAATCAAACCTATAAGCAATCCTGTTCCAAATAGAATAAGTTCTGGACCAGAAATGTCTGATGCGTTGAAGATAAATGACCGTGCATATGACGTTCGTAGAGACACTGACAAGATAAAGAATTTTGCCGTTACTCTAATCGACGTAGATGAAACCATTGTTAACTATCTCGACACAGTAGTCAATCCACAGATTGTAGACAACGGCCAGTCCGTTAAAGTTCCAATTAATTATGCTTCTCCAGAACGCTGGAAAGCTATCAGAAAGGATGGATACCTAAGAGACAAAAATGGAAAGATTCAATTACCAGCTATCGCTTTAAGAAGAACAACAATGCAAAGAAATGACAACTTAATAACATTGAATCGTTATTTGTCATATCCTACCACAAAGAAATTTTCTGAAAAGAATAAGTATGACCGATTTGGAGCTATGCTTGGATTTTCTCCAGTTAAAGAAATGTATACGGTTACAGCACCAGACCACATTATTGTCAATTATGATTTCGTTGTTTGGACAGACCTCATAGAACAATTGAATGGAGTGGTTGAATCTATCAACTTTGCCACTGAAGATTATTGGGGAGATAAACATAAGTTCAAGTTTAGAACGTCTATTTCAGATTACAATTTTCAAACTGAAGTTGCAGCGGATTCTGATAGAATGGTTAAAGCTGAATTCTCTATGATGGTTTATGCGTATCTTCTTCCTGAGAAATTTGCTAATCACAAACAAACCACTCAGAAGGCATTTACACCAAGAAAGGTTGTGTTTGGAGTGGAAGCTAGTGGAGATTTTCAATCCATAGGAAATACTCAGAAACTAGAATCAGACCTAACTGCCTCCGCTTTTTCATCAAATTCAAATAACTTAGTGTAAAGACCCTTATATTTATTCAATACCATGTCTACGCCATTAAAAATGTCTCTGTTTTCGACTATTTCAAATCCTTCCACCGGAAGCTTTTTTATAGGAGTTGACTCTGGTTCATCCGGAACCACTAACACAAAGATTTCATCTGCGAATATGGCTGCATTCGTGACACGTTCTTTATACAGCACAGCTCCAGCTACATCAAATGATGCTGGGTCGCAAGGAGCAATGGCTGTGGATTCCAATTATTTTTACGTTTATACGAACTCAAAATGGCGTAGAATAAGTTTAGGTTCACTATTCTAAAATGTCACGGGTTTCAGATTATAATGAGCAATTTCTTTACACAAAAACTAACCCTGAGAACATCATTGAGTCTCCTGCAAATGGTTGGTTTTTCCGTAAAGGAAATGACTTTTGGCTAAATACAAGTGGTGATTTGTATGGGACTTGGATAAAGCTTCCATATAAGACAGTAATTTTACCAAGGCCTCCAGATAATAAGCTCATTTTGTTTGAGCAAGAAATGGAGCTTTGGATTAAGAACAGCGATGGTTTTATTGATGAATATGAAGTAGTTCATCCAAAAACAGATTGGAAGTTCTACGCATATGACATTGATGTGTTTCTTGAAAAACAAGAAACAAGAGTGTTTTCGTGGATATTTCCAGCTCCGACCAATACCAATGACCCAGTTGGAATTAATGGAGATAGAAGTTTAGATGAGAACTATTTTTATGCTAAAACCGGAGGATTGTGGTATAGAACACCAATCGCTATTTTCGGAAACGGAGAAGCTGACACAGGAGAAGTTCCATATTGGTATTCAAATTTGCCGTTTGTAGATGCTCCTAGAAAAACTCCGCCGCCAGCCACGATAAATGATGGTGGTCTTTATGGAGAACAATCATATGACTCAGAGTTCTTTTATATCAGAGTGTCGAGTTGGAAAAGGGCGCCGTTGGTCTATTTCAATCCCTCTAAAATGACCATCTTTTGATACTTATGATATATGGCTCTAGACCCTAAATCAGTTTTTATAATTCAGAGAAACGACACAGGCAGTGCGTGGACTGAAGTATATATCAGTGGAAGTAACCTGATTTTACAAACAAATTCAAGTGGTCACTTGGTTGGTTCTACCATTCTTCCACCGGGCGTATCTGTTATTTCTGCTTCGTATGCTGCCAATGCTGAGAATGTCGCTACATCATCATACGCATTGAGCGCCGGAACAGCACTATCTGCTTCATATTCGATAAGCTCTAGTTTTTCACAAAGAACAATATCGGCCAGTTATGCTGTAACCGCTTCTTCGGCCAACATGGCCAATACGGCATCGTTCGCATTAAGAGCCGCTACAGCCTCATACGTTTCTACAGCCTCATTTGCTCTATCAGCAAACAATTCGACATTCTCCCAAACGGCGTCTTATACCACAAACACCGATTACGCTTCTTTGAGTTTGTCATCATCTTTTGCTGGAAACTCAAATTCATCTTCATTTTCACAGTATGCTAAGTCTTCGTCGGTTTCGGACACATCCATATCTTCTTCGTTTTCTCAATATGCTAAGTCCGCGTCTGCTTCAGATACGTCCATATCATCTTCTTTTTCTCAATTTACTAAAACTGCTTCGTATGTAGATTATTCAAACGTAGTGAATAAGCCAGGTTTGATTTCTTCATCTGCTCAATTTACTACCAACGATAAAGTTGTATTTGGTCAAATAACCGCTTCAGCTATAAATGTTGGATTGTTGGTTGTAACAACACTGTCTTCGTCGGTTATTTATAGTAGCGGTAGCAATAAATTTGGTAGTGATTTATCAAATGTTCAAGAACTAACTGGTTCCGTAATCATTACCGGTTCACTGACAGTAAATGGCCCAGTCAATGGAACAGCAAGTTGGGCTTTAAATTCTGTTAGTGCGTCTTGGGCTCCACCAAGCGGCTTGTCTCCGACGGGTTCTTTATTTGGAACAGCTTCGTGGGCTGTAAATGCAGTTAATGCCATATCGGCATCTTGGGCTCCAGTAACAGGAGGTTCCGTAACAAATGTAAGCGTCACTACAGCAAACGGAATAAGTGGTGTGGTAGCAAATCCATCCACCACTCCAGCTATAACTCTTACACTTGGAAACATAACAGCATCTTCCATTCAAACAGGAGAAATTACAGCATCCATCGTAAATGCTCCTCAATTTACAGGAAGTTTGAAAGGAACTGCTTCATACTCTCAAAACGCAGTCGATTATTCCGCGTCATTCAGCTTAACTAACTCAGTCCTCAGTGCTTCGTTCACCTCAACAATAACGGGTCTTTCAATCACATCAAACGCAAGTAGCTCTAGTTTGATGTTGGTATCTTCATCTTTACAATCATTAAGTTCTTCGGTATCTCCTATATCAAGCTCTTTGTCTGCTCTATCTGCATCTAATCAAGCTGACATAGTATCTGGACTAGCCGTCTCCTCGTCTTTCATAGCTTCATCTGCTTCATTTTCTAATAGGTTGGTGGCTCTATCGAGTTCTCTAAACACGACCCAGATAACCGCTTCCATCATTAGCGGCTCACAAATTACTGGTTCGTTGTTTGGAACGGCTTCATTCTCTGTCAATGCTCAATCATATTCATCCTCTCTATCTGCTACAGATACGGCTGTAAGTGCGGCGTTTACAACAACGATAAATTCCATATCAACCAATAATACGGCTGTAAGTTCCAGTCTTTTGGCTCTGTCGTCTTCGTTTGTTGTATCTTCGGCATCATTTTCAAACAGATTGATTGCTCTGTCGAGTTCTTTTAACTCCACCCAAATAACTGCGTCGATTATCAGTGGTTCTCAAATTACCGGTAGTTTGTTTGGAACGTCCTCTTTTTCTCAGAACGCTCAATCTTATTCGAGTTCATTCTCTACAAGCGACACCGCTACGAGCGCTTCCTTCACCACGACCATCAATTCTCTATCCGCTTCGTCTGGTGCTGGATTGACTAATCTTGTAGTTGCGTCGGCATCTTTTTCTAACAGACTGTCATCTTTAAGTTCGTCTCTCAATACAACCCAAATAACGGCTTCAATTATCAGTGGTTCCCAAATTACTGGTAGTTTGTTTGGAACTGCTTCATTTGCAGTTAACGCTCAGTCTTATTCGAGTTCATTTGCATTGTCCGACACAGCAAATAGCGCATCGTTTACCACCACAATAAATGCACTATCTTCCTCTGCTGGGGCTGGATTGACCAATCTTGTTGTATCTTCTGGTTCATTCTCCAATAGACTTGTAGCCCTATCATCTTCGTTTAGCTCAACCCAAATTACTGCGTCGATAATAAGCGGTTCGCAGATTACCGGAAGTTTATTTGGAACCTCCTCATTTGCTTCAAACGCTCAAGCATATTCAAGTTCATTCTCTACAAGTGATACAGTAACGAGCGCGTCATTTACGACTACCATCAATGCTCTGTCCGCGTCTGCTGGAGCAGGATTGACAAATTTGATTTTAGCTTCAGCCTCATTCTCCAATAGAATAGGCTCCATTTCTTCGTCAATCAATACGACCCAGATAACCGCATCAATCATCAGCGGTTCACAGATTACCGGTTCATTCTTTGGAACTGCGTCCTTCGCCGTTAACGCTCAAACTTACTCGTCATCATTTAGCACCAGCTATACCGCCACAAGTGCATCTTTTAGTTTAACCGATACGTCCAATAGCTCGTCATTTAACACAACCGTTAATACTCTATCAGCGTCTGCTGGAGCTGGACTAACAAATTTGGTTGTGGCATCGGCTTCATTCTCCAATAGATTAATTGCATTATCTAGCTCTATCAGCTCGACTCAAATCACCGCTTCCATCATTAGCGGCTCACAAATTACTGGTAGTTTGTTTGGAACAGCATCGTTTGCAATTAATGCACAGGCTTACTCATCATCGTTCAGCACCAGTGACACTGCCACAAGTGGAGCATTTACATCTACCATAAACACGCTTACAGCGGCCGTGGGAACAAACAGTTCATCTCTATTGGCGGCAAGTTCTAGCTTGATAACTCTTTCAGGTTCTGTTCAAGCTCTAAGTGCTTCGAATCAAGCTGATATTTCGATGACTCTTGTGGTGTCTTCATCGTTGCTCTCCGTTTCTTCTTCATTCATTGTTGCTTCAGCATCGTTGTCTCAGAGATTGGTTGCTCTCTCTTCTTCATTCAACAGCACACAGATTACCGGTTCTATAATAAGTGGTTCACAAATAACGGGCTCCTTGTTTGGAACAGCATCGTTTGCAATCAATGCTCAGTCTTATTCGAGCTCCCTTTCTATAAGCTATACCGCTAATAGCGCATCATTTACAACAACGATAAATGCCCTATCAGCATCAGCAGGTGCTGGTTTAACAAATCTTGTGGCTGCATCAGCATCCTTTTCTAACAGATTGGTTGCTCTTTCGGGTTCATTTAGAAGTTCGCAGATAACCGCTTCAGCATTTAACTTTTCAGGAAGCGCAACTTCAAGTATAAGATTGGAAGTCCTGCCAGACGGTTCTCTTGTGTTCATCGGAGCCGCGGGCGCTCTATTCGGTATCTCTGACAGCTTGAGCGGCTCTTTGTCTTCTATCAATGACGTATCCGGACTTCCTATATTTGAAGTATTCAGCGATGATAAAGTAGTCATGGGTAAATTTGGAACAAATGCATTGGTTGTTAGCGGTTCCCAAGTTGGTGTTGGAAAATCTCCTCAATCCGGCGTATTGGATGTTTCAGGAAGTCTAATACTAACAGGCTCTCTTTCGGTAACTCAAAATATAACCGCGTCAATTATCAGTGGTTCCCAAATTACTGGTAGTTTGTTTGGAACTGCTTCATTTGCTACAAACGCTCAAACATATTCATCATCATTGTCGGTTACGGATACGGCTGTAAGCGCAGCGTTTACCGTAACAATCAACGCTTTAAGCTCATCCAATACAAATATAAGCTCGAGTTTCGTGGCTCTCTCTTCATCTTATGTTGCGTCTTCTGCATCATTTAGCACAAGAATATTTGTAGATAGTGGAAGTCTTTTAGCTCTATCGTCTTCATTTCAGATAGCTTCAGCTTCATTTACTGTGAAGGAGTTGGCGGATAGCTCGAGTCTATTAGCAGTATCATCATCTTATATTGCTTCCTCCGCATCATTCAGCAATAGATTGGTATCTCTGTCAAGTTCATTCAACAGTTCTCAAATAACTGCCTCCGTTATAACCGCAAGCAATGCTATTTTAACTGCTTTGACTTCGAGTGGAAATAACGTCTTTGGAACAAGTCTGTTAAACAGACATCAATTCACAGGCTCAGTGGCCGTGACAGGCTCAATTGCTGTTAGTGGAAGTGTGTCAGCAACGGAAGTTAGAGTCAATGGAGTAAGTGTGGCGGCTATCAGAAATCCTCTCTCACCAAGAACGGGAGTTGTATTTGAGAGAACTACTGCTTATCTAAGGTCAACATTATCCGGAATAACAATTGGAACTGGAGACTGTTCTCTATCATTTGTTGCTAAGGTTCCTATCTCTCCTCCTGACTCGAACGCTGGTTGGGGATTGTATATGGGACCTAGCAATGTGGCTAATGCTGGCGCAAGCTCTCTCTATACTTACCTTGATACAAGTGGAGGATTGGTAGTTGCAAAAAGAAATTCGGCTGATGTTTTTCAAAACGTTGGAACAATTTCAAATTTTGTATCTTCAAATGCTGGGAAGGTTGTTCATTTTTCTTTGGTTAGAACTTCGGGAAGTTGGTGTGGTTACATCGATGCCGTTCCTTCATTCACAAGTTCGGTAGCTGTAACCGAATCAATCGATAACACATATTTGATATGTAATACGATTGAATCTGTATATGGAAATTTCACTTTATATTGTGCTTCTCTTTATAATTGCGCTTTAAACTCAGACGCTGTTAGAGAGATATTTGAATTGGGTGGAGAAGTTCCTGACAGATTCAAATGGGCTGATACCGGTTCAAACAGAATAGCTGATTCTGCAAAGGATAGTGTTTTCACCTCAGCTACAACAAATTGGAGCGGATTTGGTGCCGGCGGCTCCGCTTCAGTAGACTTTGGTGCACAGGAATTGGATGTAATGGCCCCAACTGCTGGTTCTGGTATCAGATTGTCGGCGGGAGGAACATATACATTACTACCACATTTTAAATCATACAGAATAAGAGCAACTCTAAGAAACGTTTCTGGAGGAACCGTCTCTGTTGTCAACACATCGGGTGGAATAGTCCAAAATACATTTGGAAGTGGTTTTGGAAATGGAAACATTGATATAGTGGGAAACAATTGGACTCCTGGCGCAAACAACGGGCTCCAACTTGGCTTCACTTTGTCAGCGTCGGGAAGTTTTTCAATTGATGACATTATACTAACGGAAGTTGGAGCTCTTGTTCACCTACCACTCAATGACAATGGTGGAACAATTGCTCGTGATTCTTCTCCAAACGTATATGATGCAGCCGCCATTGGTTCTCCGAGATGGACGGACCCAAGAAAATATTTCATTGTGGGAGAAGTTGGAAATTACACTCAAATATCGGGAAGTGCAATAACATCTTCGTTTGCTTCCATAACACAAATAACCGGTTCAGTATTTGGAACTTCAAGTTGGGCTAACAGAGCAGTTACTGCGTCATTTGCAATACTTCCGACCAATGTTGTTTCAAGTTCCGCCCAACTAAGTAATAATGGTGAAGTTGCCTTTGGTTCTGGCAACAATGTTACATTTGGACAAGTCACTGCGTCAGTGATGAACGTTGGAACGTTAATTGTAACAACTATTTCAAGTTCTGTAAATTATTCAAGTGGAAGTAACCGCTTCGGAAACAGCCAGGCTAACGCGCACGAGTTCACAGGCTCAGTCTCAATCACAGGCTCTTTGACCGTCACCAACGGTATCACAGGCACGGCGTCCTTTGCGACGAACGCCCAAACCTATTCGTCTTCGTTCGCTACTACGGTCAACGCGCTTTCTGCATCTAACCAAGCTGACATTGCCCTTTCCCTTGGTGTTTCGTCTTCGTTGCTCACTGTCTCTGCGTCGTATGTTGCTTCGTCTGCTTCGTTCTCAACCAGAACAACCAACTTGGTTGCCGATTCAGCTTCATTCTCTGGCCGCACAACGACTCTTGAAGTAGCTTCGGGTTCACTATCAACGAGAGTAACAAACCTTGTTGCTGACTCAGCCTCGTTCTCCACACGCCTTGTAACGCTTTCTTCTTCTCTCAGCACAAGTGATACCGCCAATAGTGCTTCGTTCACTACGACTATTACGGCTCTATCCGCATCCAACCAAGCTGACATTGCACTTAGTTTGTCGGTATCATCTTCACTGTTGGCCGTCTCTTCGTCCTTCGTGGTTTCTTCCGGTTCGTTCTCTAACCGTTTGGTTGCTCTCTCTTCTTCGTTTGGAACTTCACAGCTAACAGCGCAGAACGCAGTTATTACCGCACCGTCAGTATCAACTCTAGCTACTGCTGCGGTTATCCTTGGTGGTAGTTACGGTGGAGCGGTGGTTTTTAATGACGGCAATTATGGTAACATCAACGTTCGCAATATTGGAACGACGATGGATTTTTCAGTTAGCCAATCGCTTTCTAGCACGTTCACCACTGGTGGTAATGCTCTCCGACTTGGTTTAGTCTCTTCCCTATTCCCATCGGGAACACCTTCTACGTCAGCTACAGTGGCCGCGTTGGTTGTGTCCGGTGGATTCAGCACAGGTCTGAACGTAACCGTTGGAACTAGTGTCACCGCATCTAGCGCAAATATTCCACAGGTCACAGGCTCACTATTCGGAACGGCCTCATTTGCTACAAACGCACTGGCCTATTCTTCTTCGTTTAGCACAAGCAATACGTCTACAAGCGCTTCCTTTAACACGACGATAAGCACATTGAGTTCGTCTATTTCATCTAGACTTCCTCCAAACATTGTTTCAAGTTCGGCACAGTTGAGCAATGGAGGAGGAATACCGTTCAATTCAACGAACAACATAACACTTGGGCAAATTACGGCTTCTATCATAAGCGGTTCTCAAGTAACTGGCTCATTCTTTGGAACAGCTTCATTTGCTCAAAACGCTCAGACTTATTCAAGCTCATTTTCAACAAGCAACACAACTGACAGTGCATCTTTTACTTCAACAATAAATGCTCTGTCTGCATCGGCTGGAATAGGATTAACTAATCTGATTGTTTCTTCGGCATCTTTCTCTAACAGACTAGTGGCATTAAGTTCTTCTTTTAACTCAACACAAATTACCGGCTCATTCATAAACGTAGGTCAATTGACCAGTTCTTTTGGTAATTTGGGAAAAATAACTGCTTCTGGAGTTAACATTGTTTCTGGTCCTCTATCATTCAACAATGGACAGACGATGTTTTCTTCGTCTGGAACTCAACTGTCTTATTACGCTCTTGGTGCAGGAACCGGTTCAAGGGTTCTCTTCGATTCTAGCGGAACGTGGATGGGTATAATTCGCATTTCTCGTGTTTCCAACGGGGCAATGTCCGATGTAATTCAAGGTTCGTTGATGGACGGCTCGACCGATGGAATGGCGCTGTCGTATCAGGGAGGAAACCAAGCCTCTATTGAAATTGGCAGCGATTTAATAAGATTCAATACGCTTACAGCAACAACACCAAGAGCAACAATTACTTCAACCGGAGCATCGTTTATTGTTCCTATAACATCGTCGTTTATCAACAGCACACAAATCACAGGAAGTTTGTATGGAACTGCGTCGTTTGTAGCAATTTCCGGTCTTCCTGCAAATTTGGTATCGAGTTCGGCTCAATTGAGTAACGGTGGTGGAGTCGCATTCACATCGGCAAATAATTTAACAGTCGGTCAGATAACAGGCTCCTCTGTAACTTTGTCGGGAACAATTACCGGCTCAACTTTATATTTGTCTTCTGGTCTAATAAGTTTGGTCGGTGGAAATTCTCAAATAATTTCTACAGGAAACTTGTTTTTGGACTCCGCCGTTGGTGCCGATGTTACTCTAAGAAGTCCTAGCGCAAGAAAAATTATCTTTCAGCCTGGCGGCGGCTCTCCGGTTGGTTTAGTTGATGCAAATGGACTACAAATAACCGGCTCAGCAATAATTTCAAGTAACACATTCCACGGAACTTCTTTAGCGAACGTTCATCAATTTTCTGGAAGTGTATCAATCAGCAGTTCACTAAATGTTCTGTCCAATTTTACAGCTTCTCTAGCAACAATATCGACTCAGTTAACGTCATCAGCAATACAGGTCGGTTCCGGTCACATTGACATTGGCTCCAATACTCTTGGACAATCTTTGGGTAATACATTCTCCTATGGTGGAAATACCTTCAGAAATTACGGGCAAACTTGGTATAGCGACACTCCACTCGGGGGAACTACGTTGGGAATTTCTTCTTTCTGGGGAATAAGATTGTTCACAAACCAAATTCCACAAATAACAATCAGTGGTTCAGGAACAGTTTCCATCTCAGGAAGCGTTGGTATCGGAACAAGCAACCCAGCCTATAAACTAGAAGTAAACGGCTCATTTGCCGCTACATCGAAGTCGTTCGTAATTAAGCACCCAACCAAACCAAATAAAAAACTACAGCACGGCGTTGTTGAAGGTCCTGAACATTCCGTTTACATAAGAGGTCGATTGGATGGAAAAGAAATTATTGAATTTCCGGAATATTGGAGCAAATTGGTTGACTTCTCTACAATCACTGTTCAATTGACTCCTATTGGTTATTATCAAAAATTGATTGTTAAGAAAATTGACAAAACGGGAATACTTGTAGAAAACACAAACCTCATAAACAAATACGTTGAATGCTTCTATTATGTTCAGGCCGAACGTGTAGATATTCCAAAGATGGAAGTGGAGGTATAAAATGTCAACAAGTTATTCACCAAAAATAGTAACTAATGGATTGGTGTTCTTTTTAGATTCTTCAAATCCAAAAAGTCTAGCAAGCGGTTCAAAAACATCTTGGATAGATTTAAGTGCAAATAAATACACATGCACTTTTTCCAATCTGTCAGGCTCAAATTATGGAGATAATTTTTCAACATCTACAGGAAGTATTCCTGCGATAGTAATGAATACGGGAAGTGTCGGATATGGAGTAATAACCACAGGATTAACTTATAGTTCATTGGGAATTTTGACCAATGGATATACATTTGAATCAGTCGTAAACCTAAATGGTTATGCGAACTCTGCCCGAGCACAGGGAGCATTGTTTTTGGGAGCCATCGGTAGTAATCAAGGATTGGCAGCATCATATAATACGGATAACGTGTTCAGCTTTACAACATTTTATACAAACACAGCATCGGCTGCTGCTGGTGTTCAAGCGACCGCGGCTTCTATTCCAATTCAATCTGGCTCTTGGTATCATGTAACCGGAGTTGTTGAAGTGTCTCCAACACCAATAACGAGAATTTATATCAATGGTGTTCAAATGTCAACAAACAGCTCATACAGTGGATTTTCTAGTTTGAACAATGGAACTCTGTCTGTAGGTGGAACAAGCACTTTATTGGGAACTTCCCCAAATCAATACGAATATGCGGCGTGGAATGGCTCCATTTCCTTTTCTAGAATTTACAATAGACCTTTAACACCGGCTGAAGTTCTACAAAATTTTACCGCGACTAAAGGGAGGTTTGGATTATGAGCACAACATATTCACCAAATTTAGTTACAAGAGGATTGATTTTATGTCTTGATTCACAAAACCCAAAGAGCTATATGACTGGAAGTTTGAGTTGGGTTGATTTGAGCAATAACCGAAACAATGGAATTTCTTATTACAGCAGTTCGGTGGCATTTAATGGAACAGCCAATACATTATTTACATCAAATTCATTAAATGGATTGCCTGATTTGACAGGAAGCTTCACTATTTGCTGTTGGATAAATTACAATTCAACGGCAAGCTACTCAGCTTATTTCGAAAAACAAAATAGTTCTCAAGCATCTCCAGTCGTTCCAAGAATGGATTTGGGCCATTTAAACGGCACGACATATTTTACCACATATGATACAGCAGCCAATTCTATAGATGGCGGACAATTTGGTTTTAATATGAGTTCAAATAGATGGTATAATATGGTTCTTGCATGTTCATCTGGCTCAAAAAACGTTTACATCGACACAGTTCCAAAATTCAATAACACAGCCTCTTGTAGTTGGCCAGATTCAACTCAAGTTCTTGGTATTAGAGGAAGCGTTAGAAAATTCAACGGAAATGTTGGATTGGTATTGATATATAGCCGCCAACTATCCTTGGACGAAATAACAAAAAATTTTGTAGCAGTAAGAACCAAATACAATTTATGAGCTATTTAAACGGTGGAAGAATAATAACAGACGGATTGGTATATTGTGTTGATGCCGCAAATACCAAAAGTGCTGTTTCTGGGTCAACTTCTTGGGTAGATTTATCAGGATATGGAAATCATTTGGTGGCTTCAAATCTGACCACAACTACTCTGATTTCCGGTAAAACGGCCTCTTATCAACTTCTCAATCTCACAGATTATACCGACAATTTTTCTAAATCAATAGTCTCATCGAGTATTTTACAAGTCTCAGCATCTTATACCGTCGAATCATTTTGCTCCGCTGCTTCTTCTTCAAATGGAGACAGTGTATTTTCAATTATTAGAATTGGAACTGGTGCGGATGTTATCGTCATGTTTGCATTGACTCCAAACAACGCTACAAGCACCATCGTTGGATTCTCCGCCCAATGGCACAACAATGGATTTAGAAGCGCCAACTCTTCAACCACATCAATTCCATTTAATCAATTCAATCATTATGTGATAACAAATTCTTTTGGAATTTATAAATTTTATCTAAACGGCGTTCTTTTAAACACCACAGACAATACAAGTTTATCATATGCTTATTCAAGTGTATCCGCTACTAATGTTAGAATTGGTGGAAGTGATTCAAATCTTCAAGACTTTTCTGGAAAAATTGGGCTCATCAGAGTGTATAGACGACCCCTTTCAGATTCGGAAGTTATGCAAAATTACAATGCATCGAAAGCGAGGTTTTTATGAGTTATCATAATGGAGCCAAAATCATCACCGATGGATTAGCCTTTTATTTGGATTTCTCCAATCCAAAATGTATTGCTCATTCTAGTAGTAACGCGGTCGATTTGAGCCCAAATAGAATTCCAATAACCCTTACAAATAGTTCAGCAAACACATTGATTATAACAGACAAGTATGCTGAGTTCGTTCCTCCGGATACGTCCTCAGCGGCAACATATTATTCAGCCGCCAACAGCTATTTTAATACAATCAAAAATGAAATGACGTTGGAAACTTACATGTATGTTATCTCTGATATGGGAACTTCTGTTCGTGGAGTTAGTCCGAGAGTGTCGGAGTCAGGAAGCCCTCTTGGCTTTGCAATAGCTACAAATGGACTGAGTGTTGAAACGAATGTAAATAATGCTACGTGGATAACATCTGGAATTACATCATCCGATTCTGGTTTTTTAAAGTGGGTTCATATCACTCAAACAACATCGGTAATCGGTAACGCAACAACTACGTATATAAATGGTAATTTGGTTGGAACAATGTCATTGTTAAACGGAATTCCAACATCAGGCGGAGGATTTTTAATTGGTAGAGGCTTTTTTGGTGGAGCGAAAAATTATAATGGAAGAGTGTCGTTTGTTAGAGTTTATAATAGAGCTCTATCATCTGGGGAAATACTTACCAACTACAACAACATAAAGGGTAGATTTGTATGAGCATAAATGTAAACGCAAAAACAATCACGGCTGGGCTTGTATTTGAATATGATACAGGCAACCAAAAATCATATCTTGGTAAGCCAACCTCTAATGAAATTTTCAGTCAATCTCTCTCATATGGAAGCTATGCCTTCGTTTCAGCTGCATCGGTAATAACGTCAGATGACCAATTTAGAAATCAAAGGTCAATGAATCGATATTCAATTACGGCGGTGACAAATACGGCGAGAGGTATGTTTACACCAAATGTTTCTCTGAATGTTCCATATACATTTTCGTGTTACATGAGATACAACGGAACCCAATCCGCTTCACCATCTTGGGCTTGTTCTGCTGCAAAATCTTCTCCAGAATCAGGAAGCACCATAACACTTTCTCAAAACACAGCAACCATAAGCCAATCCTTGTCGAATAATTGGTGGTATGTTCTTTACAACTTCACTGTATCCGCAAATACAAACAACGCATGTATTCTAACATTTGGATTGAACACCTTTTCCGATTCGTCTTATATCGGAAATACATTTGATGTTTATAATCCTCAATTGGAACAGTGGCCAGTCGCTACACCATACACTCCGACGATTAGAAATATTACTTCTAGTCTATTCGATTTGGCAAATGGTAGAACGGTCAATATGATTTCTGCTAGTTATGATACAGCGTCTTCGGCTCCATATTATTCCTCAAGTAATTATCTTATAATTAGTAATACAAACAATGCGCCGACCAAATTAACCGGCTCTCAATGGACTTGGGATTTTTGGTTCAAATCAACATCAAACGGAGGCTATAGAGCACTTTATTCCACTGGAGTATTCAATCACCCACTTGGATTTAGTTCTTTATTTTTCAATCCAGGAACATATTTTCTTAGATTAAATGCTGGAAGTGGAAGTGCCATTACTGGCTCCGACCCACAGGTTGATAAAATATTCTCTACACCAACGATAACATCCCAGAGCTATTATCATTTAGCCATGACATATCACAGTTCAAGCGGATATTTTCTCTATCTCAACGGAGCATATTGTGATTCAGCTTCGTGGACAAGTAGTTTGGGTGCCTCGACCGCAGACACCACAATTGGAACTGGATGGAGCGGAGATATACCAATTCACAAGCAATATAACAGAACCTTGAGTCCTGCTGAAGTTAAAACAAACTATGATGTTCATCGTTCCAGATTTGGACTCTAATCGATATTTATAGGTATGTCAGACATTATTATATTTCCAAATAGAAGCGGGTCATTAAACGCCTCAATCCAATTTACTGGAAGTGCTTCGTCTAGCATCAGATTGGAGGTCTTGCCAGACGGTTCTCTTGTGTTCATCGGAGCCGCGGGCGCTCTATTCGGTATCTCTGACAGCTTGAGCGGCTCTTTGTCTTCTATCAATGACGTATCCGGACTTCCTATATTTGAAG